TAAATTACAAGCTAGGCTAATACATAATGATTGTAGTCACTTTGAGGTTTGGTTGGACAAGTAGATAAATGTAGAATAACACAATAAAATTATGCTTTTATAGAAAGGGAGAAATATATACATATGAAAAGTATAAAATTAATACATGGAGATTGTTTAGAGGCAATGAAAGATATACCTGATAAGAGTATAGATATGATACTTTGTGATTTGCCTTATGGTCAGACAGCAAGAAATAAGTGGGATACAGTTATTCCCTTTAAACCATTATGGAATCAATATAAAAGAATTATAAAAGACAACGGAGCAATTATATTGTTTGCTAATGGAATGTTTGCTGCTGATTTAATGCACAGTAGTCCAAAGATGTGGCGATATAATCTAATTTGGGAAAAGACAACAGTAACTGGTTTCTTAAATGCAAACAGAATGCCATTAAGATGTCATGAAGATATATGTGTGTTTTATAAGAAGCTTCCTACATACAACCCACAGAAAACCACTGGGCATGTCAGAAAAGTTAGTGAAGCAAAACATAAGAAGGATTGTATCAACACTACAAATTATGGAGAACATGGGTTAACTACATATGATAGTACAGAGCGTTATCCTAAAAGTATACTGCAGTTTGCAACTGATAAGCAAAAGTCAGCTCTGCACCCAACACAGAAACCAGTGGCTTTACTTGAATATTTAATTAAAACATATTCAAATGAAGAAAATATAGTTTTAGATAACTGTATGGGTAGTGGTTCAACAGGTATTGCTTGTAAGAATTTAAATCGTAAATTTATTGGTATAGAATTAGATGAGAATTATTTCAATATTGCTAAAGACAGAATACATGGACACACAATAAAACAATGAAAGATGTGTTTTATGGATATTGATACATAAACATTGATACATAAATAAGGAGGCGTTGTTGGTTGGCATTAAATAAACAAGTACATATATACGGAATTGCTACAGATGCGTTTTATAATGATGAAGAAATTAAAATTTATAGCCAGTTGCAAAAATATAGGCGTGAAAAACATGCATTAAAAAGAATATATGATGATGGGTATATAGATGATAGTGAGTATAAGCACATAGCTAACGTATTAAATATAACCATAAAAGTGATAAAAGATAGATTTAAAGAATTACTTTTAAGTAATGAAAAGGTAAGGGATTTAGATAGTAATCATATTAATGATAAGAATGTTATATCAATCTTTGAGTCTACTCTTACTAGGGTTTTAGGTATGAAGACTAATGAGTTATCATTGAGCGTTATGGTGGTCGAGAGTTTTTATTTTGAAATTCTTGAGCAAATAATCAAAAATGGATTTTATTATAACGGAGAAAAATATAGATACTACTCTTCGAGTGCTGGACAAATACGCACTAAAAAGGCAGTGTTCATTAAGGATAGTTTGTGGAGTAAGTATAGAAAAATACTAATGTGTGGCTTAACCATTGATAGGATAAACGACTTAGGCGGTATTAATGTTAATAAATATTTAGCATACTTAGCCTTGACTAATAGTGCAACAGAGTTGTGGGAAGGTTTTGATATTGATAAGTGTATTGTGGTTAACGATTTTGAGACAAGTATTGATGGTGAAGTCGATTATATAGACGATGTTACATATAAGATTAAAAGACAGAAAATGAACGTGCCAGTAGAACATACTGATGGGTGTGGAATGATTTTGCCTTCAGTGAGTAAAAAGAATTTTATGGTTAGACTGCCTTGGGTAAAAGGTTTACTATCATCATTTGACTACTTGAAGTTCATTAAAGAACATAATTGTTCTTCTATCGTAAAGGATATTTATGGTAGAGAGTGGGATATAATCAAAGACGATATTCAAGTTATATTTACTAAGAGTCAATTTAAAATGCATAGATTTTATCAAAGTTGGGATGAGTATAAGAGTTTTTTTAAGCAGTATAATTGTCAAGCTGGTATTTGCAATATGGAAAAAGACTACATAGATGATTCGTGTGTTAGTTATCAAATGTTGCAGACACTAACTGACTATACTGAGGATGAGCTTAAAGCTATCACTGAGGAATCTAGGATAAAGATTAATAATATAGCAAGTGACAAAGAAGTTATGCTTGATGTTTTTGGTGTTAAAAAGGAGAAGAGATACAAAACATATCTTCAACAAGCTTTAGAGATTTACCCTGAAATATTGCAAGACGTATATTGTAGGCGTACACTCAATGATATAAAGAGGAGTATGGTTAAAAGATACAGATCAGGGAAAATAGATATTGAGAGTAAATATACATTTATACTTCCAGACCTTTATGCTTTTTGTGAATACTTATTTTTAGACATTAAAAAACCAAAAGGGTTATTGGTAGATGGCGAGGTTTCTTGTCGATTGTTTGATAGTGGAGTTAAGTTAGATTGTTTGAGAAGTCCACATTTAATGGCTGAACACGCAGTTAGAAAGAATATTGTGCACAAAGATATGAAGAAGTGGTTTGACACTGATGGATTATATACTAGTACACATGATTTAATATCTAAGGTGCTGATGTTTGACAATGATGGCGACACGTCTCTTGTTGTAGCAGATAGTACATTTGTTAAAATGGCAGAAAGAAATATGGAGAATTATGATAATGTACCTTTGTATTACGATATGAAGAATGCGCATGATGTAATTTTAGACAACAATACAATATGGGAAGGATTAAATAACGCTTTTACAGGTGGCAATATTGGTGTTTATAGTAATGATATTTCTAAGATATGGAATAGTGGTGTGTTTACTAGTGGTAGTGAGAAAAAACAAAGCGAAGCCCTTAATGTGATTAAGTTGCTTTGCATGGAAAATAATTTTGTCATAGATTTCGCAAAAACACTATATCAACCAGAACGACCAAAGGACATTAATAGAATAATTAAAAAATATACCAACAATAAGCTGCCATACTTTTTCAGATTTGCAAAAGATAAGACCAAGAATCAGGTTGTGGATATAACCAAAGAAGAGTATATAGACACAGATACAAGTATAGTAAATAGATTAAGAAAACTATTTGTGAATCGCAGATTAAAATTTACTATCGAGAATTTTGGAAGATTTAATTATAAGAATTTAATGCACAATAAAGATATTCTAGTAGATATGGAAGTGATAGAAAAGTTTGATGAGCTAAATACAATGTATCACTTTAAAATAAATCAAAAGAACAAGAGTAATGTTAACTACATAATGAAACTTGTGAATGATGAGATAATGACATTGGGATATGATAGGTCTGATATAGTTGACATGTTAGTCGCTTATCAGTTCAAATTAACAGATAGTGAACACAAAAATGTGTTGTGGAGTTGCTTTGGAGATGTTATAGTGGAAAATTTAAGAAACAATATATCTGAAGATAGTATACAGTGTAGAGATTGTGGTAATAGATTTATACCTAATTATCATAATGAGAAGTTATGTAATAAATGTGCGACCTATCAACCAATAGAAAATAAAACTATTGCGTGTATTGATTGTGGTAAAGAGGTTTTGGTGGATGCTAGAAACATGACTAAGGTTAGATGTGATGGTTGTCAGAAAGAACATAGAAAGGCTTGGGATAGAGAAAGAAAGAGAAAATCAAAGGATTAATTCCACTTTTGTTTTTAAAAGTTAAAATCGCTGTAAGCCTTGGTTTATAAGGGCTTAAGTGGGTTTGTTGTAAAGTTAAAAATCTACAAAAGCGTTACAAACCTAGTACCTATAAGGGTTACAGCCATTTTTTCTTGTCCCTCTATAATGGAGAAAGAACCCTTTATTCATAGGGTTTATAACAATACAATAAAACAGCTATTTTATAGTTAAAAATAAATTAAAACTCAAAGGAGAGATGTTTAATGATTTTAAAAGAGGCGTTTAGATATCAAAACTATTTAAGCAGACTAATAGGTGAAGCAATTGATTATTTAACTACAACTAGTAATGTCATAATTACAAAACAGGAACACTTAAAATCTAAAAGTAATGCAGATGCAGAGGACGAAGTTGTTATAGCTGATAAGTATTCAGATATAGAGTATAAGCCTAACCAAGTCATAGACTTCTTGTTGGATGTATTAAACGAAAAAGAAAAGCTAAGCGATGCAATCAATAAGGCAAAGCTAAATACAGAAATAAATATAGATAGTTCTATTGCTATCAACAAGGAAAAACAACGCATAACATCTATATTCGACAGATTATCTAAAACTAAATCTGGAGAAAAAATTAGAAATGATAGTGATTATAAATTTAACGCTGAGGGAAATCAAGTTTCTTACTATTATGAGGTTAAGGAAACTACTACAATAGATTTTGATAGGAATAAAGTCAAAGGCATTGTAAAAAGGTTGCGTAGGGAGTCTGATAATACCTCAAATGAATTAGATAGGGTGCAGGTAACATTGGATGTGGACTACTCTCCTACTTACGAAATTAATGATGATTTTGAAGACTCGTTAGAGATATTTGTTAATAAATAAATTTAATAAATAAAAATTCAGCCATCATGTAGAGAACTAAAGTTGATTGACTAGCCATCAATCGCTTCTAGTGTAAGTGAAGTGTGACTCACACAGCGAATACTGCTAGAGTGTATTATATTATTTAAAATCTTCATATCTTATTGATATGTTAGATATAAATAGATTACATATAAAACAATTATGCCAATGTGCAAACTCAAGTAGGTTGCTATATGTAATTCGTTTCTATATCCGACATTTCATTAACCACATTAATTATGTAAATTTGCCAATTTGATAATTCGAAAATACAATATCCGTTTTGCTATTAGATATGTGTTCTGCGAGAACACCTGTTGATGATATAAAGTTACGGCTTTATATATCCAAGGAAAAAGAATCTTAATTTTTATTTGAAATAAATTGGTTGTGGCTAAGATTGATATTTTAGTTTTCTATATGATGGCTGAATAATTGATGTATTAATCAAATAATTGCGGTGGTAATTCTTCGGAATCCATCTGAGGTGAGTTGTTGCGACGGCTCACCTTTTAAACAACAAAGTTAATTATAAGGTAGTATGCCTTTTGTAGAGGTGGTTGGTGTATTTGACTAATAATGCACCTTCCACTTAATTTATGCTTTCATAGTTTAATGGTAAAACAATTGACTTGTAATCAATAGATCACAGTTCAACTCTGTGTGAAAGCTTAATAGCCAGATGAAAGATGATTATTAAAAGTGTGTGGTGAATATCAGTGCTCACAAACAAACTCCCATTTTTCAAGTCTAAAACGCTTGTAAGCATGGACATGCACTGATTTATGTAGGGCTTCAACTACTACTCTCTCACCTTTGAGGGAGCTTTTGTTATGGGAATTGTAGACTTGGATGGTGCAACTCCATCATTTCCCACTCTTCCATTATACAATGGAATGTATAATTATACACAAATATACACAGAAAGAAGTGATAGAATATTAACGATTTTAACGATTTAGAAAAAATGCTTAGAAAATGCGATAAGGTTTTTAAGGATAAAAGTAATCAACTTAAAAATAGATATAATCGCAAGTTAAAAATTAGAACCCAAAAGCGTATTGAAGAAACAAAGCCTGAAAATGACGATTTTTAAAAACTAAAAAACTGGAGAAAGTTGGTGGTTTAGTGTCAATAAAATTTTACGACACTTGTGCTGTATTGGAGTTAGGAAATAAAATATTTGAAGAACCTTTCGTTATTTGTTCTAAGACTATTGAAGAGTTGGAAAATATAAAAACAAATGCAAGAAAAGACGAAAGCATCAAGTATAAAGCTAGAAATATAATTAGGTTATTGACAAAAAATGAAGATAAATATGAGGTGGTTATTTATAATTGTGAGATATATGATCTACTTAAATATGGCTTTAATTTAGATGTCATACCAGATAATATTATTATGGCTTGTGCTTATCAATATAGCGAAAAACATAAAGATATTATATTTTGCACTAGAGATTTGGCATGTAGGTTAGCTGCAAAAAATATATTTAGTCTTAATGTTGATAGTATTGATGATAACAATGAAGAAGAATATAAAGGCTTTAAGGAAATAGTTATTTCAGATGATACTGAGATGGCTTATTTTTATGAGCATTTAAATGAAAATATATATAATTTATTAGTTAATGAATATTTGATTATTAAAAATATAGATTGTGAAGTTGTGGACTGTTATCGTTGGGACGGTGACATACATCTTGCGTTGTATAAAAAAGGAGTTAAATCCTTATCTTTTGGTGATAAATTAAAGCCCAAGGACATTTATCAGTCAATGGCTATTGATTCTCTTATGCAAAATACTATAACCATTATTTCAGGAAAAGCAGGAAGTGGGAAGTCGTTACTATCATTGATGGCTGCAATGCATTTAATAGAGAATGGTAAATATGATAGATTGGTTGTAATGTTTAATCCACTAAAAACCTTTGGTGCTAAGGATATGGGATTTTATGGTGGTGATTTTTTAGAAAAAGCAATGCAAAACTTTATAGGGCAAGTACTAATTACTAAATTTGGTGATAGATATGCAGTTGACATGTTGATCCAACAAGAAAAAATTAAGTTGGTGAGCATGGCTGATGCGCGTGGAATGGAAATAAGAGACAATGAGATTTTGTGGATAACCGAAGGACAAAACACTAATATTGAATTATTAAAACTTTGTTTATCTCGTGCTTCTGCTGGCTGTAAAATATTTTTGGAGGGCGATTATACAAGTCAAGTAGATTCTCGGTCTTTTGATGGTGATAATAATGGTATGAGACGTGCCATAGATGTTTTAAAGGGTGAGGATATTTTCGGACATATTCAACTAAAGAACGTATGGAGAAGTAAAATAGCAGATTTAATTAATAAGATGTAAAAATATTAAGAAATTGGAGGTACTCTCCTATTGAAAAAAGATAGAGGTAATAACCTTTTATTTGGAATAATAATAGGTCTTGCATTTATTCCTATTGCTAATAATGTTGTTGATATTATTATAAATAGTATGGATATTATTAGGTGCAAAGTTAATCAGAAAATTATAAAAGAAAATAAGATTACTGAGGATCTACAAGCTGAACAAGAACAAGAAATAGACACACAGTGTCTAGGTTTCGATTTATCACCACAAGAAGAATATTATGAGGATGATGAATATTTTGAAGATTAATTAATTTTATTTTTTTTAATACTAAAAATACTTATACTGCACCAATATAACATTACCACAAAATAGCCAATAAGTAAATGGTGAATATAGACAAAAATATAAAGGAGAATTTGTGAAATATGGCAAAAAACAATTTATCGTATAAAAGAATTATAACAACTAAATTACAGGCGGCTGGGTTTTTAGATACAGACAATAACACTATTGAAATTGATGGTGTGGACAAAAACTTATCTGAGTTATTAAAAGATTTTAATGGTGCTGAAATTATTATTGCTGTTAGTGTAAAAGAAGAAGAAGATCTAAAGGATTAATATTAATTATAATGATGAAAGGAATGATGATATATTTATAATTTTGAAAAAGAAATTGAAAAGTATGGTCTGACTGTTGAAGAGTATGAGGATTGCTTAAAAGCAATTTCGGATAAACAACTGGGTATAAATGATCTAGATTGGCAAGAAATTAAGACTAGATATAATATTGATGCACATTATGACACTATACGTAAAGCATCTCAGACAATTTTCGGTGGAAGTTTTGTATTGGATTATTTTAAATCAAAAAATGCCAACCGTAATAATGATGATATTTATATTAAAGAAATTGCAGTTCAAAAACAAGAATTATATAAAGAGCGTCAAAAGTTACTAGATGAAAAAACTGATATGCGTAAATTACTACGAGATGATGCAAGGTTAGAACATAGAATAGATATTTTAGAAACAGAATTAAAAAAGCAAGGATTGCGTAAATTTGAGCCACATTACTCTTCTATTAATCAATCTGACAATGACTTAGTTGTTATGTTGAGTGATTTACATATTGGTGCTGAATATTACTCTTTTACAGGTACATACAATTCCAATATTGCTAAAGAGCGATTAGAAGAATACTTAGGCAGTATTATTGAAATAAAAGAACTTCATGGTTCTGAAAATTGCTTTATAACTATACTAGGTGACAGCATTTCAGGCACAATACACAAGTCTATTGCTGTTGCTAACAGAGAAAATGTTATTGAACAGACTAAGCTTGTATCTGAGTTAATATGCAATTTTGTATTTGAATTAAGCAAGCATTTTAATCAAGTTTATGTAAATGCAGTAAGTGGTAATCATTCTAGGCTTGAAAGAAAAGAAGATGCTGTAAAAGATGAAAGACTTGATTCAATTACACCTTGGTTTATAAAGAATAAGCTAGACCATGTAAAAAACGTTTATGTTGAGTTGGATGAGCTAGATTCTACTATTGCTACTATGTCAGTTAGAGATAACATATATTTGAGTCTGCATGGCGACTATGACGCTTTTAATGATGGTGCTGTTGCAAAATTGGTGCTATGGTTAGGGTTTAGACCAAATGTGATAATGTTTGGGCACAAACACCATCCTGCCATGAGTGAAGTGGCTGGAATTACAACTGTTCAATGTGGGAGTTTGGCTGGTAGCGGCGATGATTATACAATACAAAAGAGATTAAAGGGAAATGCAAGTCAGACTATACTAGTTTGTGATACTGGTGGAGTTAGAGCTTGTTACCCTATTAAATTTGATTAATTAAAATAAAAAAAAGATTAAAAGGAAGAAATGGAGAGATTAAATTAATGAATAAACAAAATTTTGTAAAAAGGTTATCAACTAATACGGGTGCAAGTCAAGCACAATCTAAAGAGTTTTTAGATATATTTTTAGATACAGTTACAGAAGTTTTAGCTGAGGGTGAAGATGTTAATTTTGTTGGCTTTGGTAAGTTTAGTGTGGCTGAGAGAGCTGAAAGAAAGGGTAGAAACCCACAAGACGGCTCGGAGATTATTTTACCCGCGTCTAAATTACCAAAATTTAAAGCAGGAAAATCTTTGAAAGATGCAGTCAACGAATCATAACAAGCAACAAATAAAATTATAAAAGGAATGATAAGAATGAAAGAAAAAAATTTTTGTTGTATAGATAATTTTTTAGATGACCTATTTAATATGTATGGGTATGTTAATAAGTATGATTGTATCACTATTTATGCCAATGCAGATATAATTAGTGAGATATTTAGAAGTCTTGCATGGATAACATATGATGATGAGGATTTTGAAATAGGTCAGATTAATTTTGATTGTGATGGACATGATTACGATAAAGAATTTATACTTAGTATAAATGACGACAAGACTATATGGATTCAACCTGCTTGGGATGGATGCGTTGTAACTAAAGGTTGTGGCATTGTTAATTATATTCATGCAGATTGTAATTCTAAAATATTAATTGAACTAGAAAATTGTAAACAAAAAGTTGCAATATTTGATTATGGAAAACACGAATAATTATACATAAAATGAGGGTTTTATCTAGTCTGATAAATGTCAAAGTTTATCAGACTTTTTTAATTAAAATAATATAAGAAAGGAGTGTCTAAAATGGCTAGAAAATCAAAGTATGATAAAGTTAGAGAAGCTATTAATGCTGCTCCTAAAATCAATACTGATGTAGATATAAATATAATACGAAGCAACACAAGAAAAGATGAAAGAAAATATAAATGTTCATGTTGTGGAGACAGCTGGAAGGTTCAAAAAAGTAACTTCTCCGAGACTAAATCAATATTATATCAATCTAACAATGGGTTTATTACCATTTGTAATAAATGTCGTGATGAATATTACTATCAACTAATAGATTTGTTTAGTGGCAGTGAAGAAAAAGCCCTCGCACACATGTGTGTTCAGTTTGGTTGGTTTTTCCACGATATGGCTGTTGAAACTTCAAGGCAAACATCGACTGGAAGAAGTAGAATTGGAAATTACCTCGCTAAAATAAACCTAAATCAGACATCTATGCATGGTGCAACTGATATAGACACTATAAAATTTGATTATAATAACAGAACTGAAGAAGTTATTGAATCTGCTGAACACTTAGAGGAATTACAATCTAAAGGATTAAGCAATATATCCATAGATATTCTTGAAACATGGGGTTCAGGCTTTCCCGATATAGATTATAAAATTTTAAACGATCATTATAAAATGCTTAAAAAGTACAATCCTAACTGTGATAATAACCAAGAAATTTTTATCAAATCTCTTTGTCATTTAAATTTAATACAAACCAAAGCATTAAAGGAGAATGACACTACGGGTTACATTAAGGCAAATTCAGAATACGCAAAAACATTTAAGCAGGCTGGTTTAAAAACTATAGAGGAAAAGGATAATAGTAACGATGCGACTGTAGGTGTGACATTAGCAACAATTGGCCAGTATACACCAGAAGAATATTATAAGGATAAAGATTTATATAAAGATTATGACAAGTTGGGTGAATATATTGAAAGGCACATGTGTAGACCTTTAAAAAATTTGCAACATGGTACTGACGAGAGAGATTTTGAATATTTTGTACCAGATTCTAATGACATCTTAGATGGTGATGATGATGAATAAAATGCAATATCCAGCAGATGAAAATCAGTTAGAATTATATAAGAAATTCCCAACTACACATTTTTTAAGTAATCCAATTAACACTAGAAATATATTGGCATGGAGTACCTTTTGGCGTAGAAATATGCATAGGTTTGCAGAGGATTATTTGCAAATATCTCTATATGAATATCAACAGATAGCCTTATATGAAATGGGAAATTCAAGTCTTATCTGTATTATCGCCAGTAGAAATAATGCAAAGTCTTTTATGATAGCTCTATACGGTTGTTGTAGGGCTATTTTATATCCAGGTACTAAAGTTGTAATAGGATCTGCCACAAGGGGTCAAAGTAAGCTTATTGTAACAGAAAAGATTGAAAATGAATTAATGGAATGGTCACCTCAACTTAGACGAGAAATTCAAGATGTTAAGCGAAATGGTCAAGAGGTTTCTGTTAAATTTCATAATGGCTCTACTATTACTGTGTTTACAGCCAATGATAATGCCAGAGGTCTAAGAAGTCATACTGCTATTCGTGAAGAGTTTAGACAAATAGACCAAAAGATTGACAATAAAGTAATATCACCTTTCCAAACTGTAAGGAATCGTCCTTATATAAAACTAGAATATTACAAAGACATAAAAATCCTTAAAGAAGAGCCAGTTGACATTTATCTTTCATCATCATGGCACGATTTAAGTCATTGGATGTGGGGAATTGTAGATGGTGCTTACGAAGGTATGTTAAAAGGTGATGGTAGCGTGCTTTTAGCATTTGACGAAAGTGTAACTATAAAGCACGGATTAAAAACAATGAACTATTTAATTAGGGAGAAAAAGAAACAAGACCCTGTAACATGGAAGGTCGAGTTCTTAAATTTAAAAGTTAAGGATTCGGCGTCTTCGTTTTTTACATATTCATTGCTTACTAAAAGACAAACACTTAGACAAGTATTTTATCCCCGTGATACAGAAAGCTTTAGGCGTAAGAAAAAAAATAAGTATGCTATTCCAAAGCAAGATGGTGAAGTTAGAGTTATCTCGTGTGATATTTCTTTTGTTCAAGGAGAGCAAAACGATAATTCTGTTTACTCTTGTATACGTGGAATGCCTGAGAGTATGACATATGAAACAGAAGTGGCAAATAAAACAGAAGTTGAAATAAAGCAAGGCTATCGTAGAGAGTATGTGTATATTGAATCAAACCAAATAGGTGACACGACTAAGCAAGCAATAAGAATTAGAGAGCTATACGATGACTTTGACGCTGATTATATCGTTATTGATGCTAGAAATGCTGGTGTGCAGATAATTTATTCTCTTGGAAAAATTCTATATAACGAATCAAGAGGTGTGGAATATGAGCCATTAAAAACTATGAATAATGATGCTTATGCCGATGTTGTTAAAAATCCAAATGCTAAGTCCGTTATTTATGCAATAAATGCAACACAACAATTAAATAGTGATATAGCCTATTCTTTCAGAAGGGGATTAACAGAAAATAAAATTGACCTTCTATTAAATTATAATATTGCTAAAGAAGAAATTCTTGATGAAAATAAAGATTATGTTAATGAAACTGATTTAGATAAACAGCTTTCTTATGAAGTTCCTTTTTTAGAAACACAGTTGATGATTAATGAATGTTCGGAATTATTGTATGAAAAGTCACCACAAACAGGTGCTATAAAAATCTTTGAGCATGGCGGAAATAGAAAAGATAGATATAGTAGTGCTAGTTATGGCAACTACTTTCTAGATCAATTAGAACTAGACTTATTATCTGATAGTTCAGATTATGAATTTTGTACATTTATAAATTAAATTAAATAATAAAACCCAAAAGGGGAGGTGATTTACTTGGCAAAGGATATAAATAAATCTCAACAAGAAAAACGTGAAGAATCATATGAATTTAACTCATATAATACTTTTCAGAATTTTGAAAGTATATTTGGCTTTAGCCTAATTGAAGATTATTCACAAGAAGAAATTAGTGGTATAGTACAGAATCCTATACAAAACCATTCTCAAGCTAGACAGCTTAGTAAGGTGGTTTATAACAAATCTGGTGTTATATCAAATGTAATAGATTATATGGTTTCACTGCCATGTTTAGATAGAATAATCACATCTAGTGGAAAAAATAAAAAAAAAGTAGATAAGAACAAAGAGTTAATGCTCTCAACTTTAGAAACTATAAAAGACAAGTCATTTATTAGAGATGCTTTATTTAGAGATATGCTAGATGGCATATGTTTTTATTATTTTGAAACTACTTCTACTACTCCTAATAATGTTAAATTTTTAAGTGATTATGAAGTAGAAAATATTTTTGAAATTAATGACCTAGGTCTTAACTCTTCTATAATATCTCTTCCGTATGAACACACTAAGATAGTTGGTAGTAAAAATAGTAGATATGTAATAGCTTTTAATTTGGATTATTTTAAAAAATTCTCTGGCAACGAGTTAATAGGCAAACTACGCAAATTTCCTAAAGAAATTCGTGATGGTTATTATAAAAATGAGAATAGTAAAGTTAGTAAAAGCTGGTTAGTATTAGATAACAGTAAGACCATAGTACATAAAATTAAATCAGAAATAAGTGAACCATGGGGTAGACCTTTATCTATTAGTGCATTGGATGACTTAATATATCAAGATTATTTTGTAAGTACCAAGAGGAACGTATTAAATGAGTTAAATAATCAAATCTTATATCAAACATTTCCAGAGGGCGAAAAAAAAGGTACTTCATCGTTAACTGGAAAACAACAAAAAGACCAGCATAATACTGTCAAAGATGCTGTAATGAAGAAAAACAATAAAGGTGGTACAAGCTTTTTTAGTGTTGCGGCTGGTACAAAATTAGACTCAATTAAGGTGTCCACCGATATATTTGATGAAAAAAATGAAGCTAGTCTAAATGACCAAGTTGCACTTGATGTGGGTATGGCGGCGAGTTTATTAAATGGTTCTAGTAGTGGTAACTACTCTTCCCAACAAAATAACCTTGACTTAATATTTTCACAAGTATACTCATGGATTGAGGAACTTCGTGATGAATTAAATACTGTTATAAATAAGAATATTATTAAAGACAGAAAAAACAAGGTTAACGTCTATTATCTACCTACTTCACTAACCAATAGAAAGCAAACATTTGAGTATATGAAATCTTTATATACTGAGTGTTCAGGTAGTTTGCAAGCTGTTATTGCGGCTAGTGGTTTTAATGTTGAGGCATATTTATCACTAATGGACGAAGAGGTTGAAAAAGGATTTGATGAAAAATATAAACCTCATCAGACAAGCTATACAATGAGTAAAGGTGGTAGACCAGAAAATGCAAACTCGACAAACCCTAACACACAACAATCAAGGGCTAATGGGAGTAGTAAAACCCCAAAACCATCAAACAAGTAATTGCTTATAATAATTTGAATTGTTATAAGTTTACATATATTTAGTTGAAAAAGTTAAAAATCAAATATGATAAGAAAGGCAGGTGATTTGGCTAAGTGAAAAAATTTGAATTATCAAACAAGCAAAATAAAAATGGTAGACGACCTTTTAAAGTTATTCTTTATGAAGTATATCCAGATGATTGTATTATTAATAATACAGGAACTAAATACAACGGAAATGGTATTACGTGGATTAAAGAATATTGTGAATCCCAACTAGACAGTATTTCTGGCATGTCATTGACGGTTGAGTTTATTAACGATGAAAGAACCGAAATTGCTGGGCATGGAGATACAGGTGTTGATGATGGCTTGCCAGTATTCGACAATGCTACTATGATTGGCTCTTTTACTAAAGGATATATAGAAAATGTTGAAGTTCAAGTGGATGAAAACACCGTAGAGACTAAAATATTTTGTATTGCTGAGGGTACTATTGATGAAATGAGATATAAACCTTTTGTCGATGAACTTGAAACAAAAATTAACAATGGAGAAAGTATTTATGGTAGTGTAGAGATTTATAAAAAAGATGATAATAGTGGGATTGTTTATTTAGATGGCTGGAAACAAAAAGGTAGAATCCCCACAATATTTAATCATAGTGGATTTGCATTGCTTGGAATTAAACCTGCCGACACATCAGCCACATTATTAGAATTAAATAAGAAGGAGGAACAAGAGGTTATGGATGAGAAACAATTACAAGAATTAATAAACAGAGTAAACGAAACTCTAGTTGAAACTAATTCTAAAAACAACGATTATACTGCTCAAATTTCTGAACTAAATGTACAGATTGAAGAAAAAGATAACACTATTTCTGAACTTAATGCAAGTGTAGAGCAAATTCAAAAGGCACTTAATGATATTGAAGAAGAGAGAAAAGGGTGGTGGGAAGAAAAAGAAGCTCTAGTAAAGGCATTGGGCGAAGCTAAGGCTGCAAAAAGACTAAGTGAATTAAATGAAGCACTCTCCGATTTTACCGAAGATGAGCAAAATTATGCAAAAGAAGAAATTGATGCCTTTAAAGAAGCCCCAGTAGAGACAGAAATTAATTCAATTATCACTAAGATTTACGCTGAAATTGGCAAAAAGGAAAAAGAAGAACAAGTTATTAATGAAAAAAATAGTGCTCAAGACGAAGAAAATGATGTAGAAGATATTTTTTCTGAAATCAATGAGGGTGCTGACAATGAAGACGATGTCTCAATATTTTAATTAGAAAAATAAAAGGAGGAATAATATTATGTTAAAACCAAGAACAATAGGTATGCTAGAAAAATATGACGTTTTTACTAGCGTTAAAGCTGATGCTGAATATGTAAATGGTACTTTTGGTACTGTAGCTGACGGAGTTTTTACTGCTGGTGCAGGTGGTTATGTAATCATGCAAAAAGGTAAAGGGGACACATTATATACTGATTTTACTGTTGTAGCTGATGAAGATATTAGAGTTGCAGACGTAGCGAAATGGGTAGGTAAGCAATTAGAGGTTTCCCCATTACATATTGAAGGCGAGTTTACTAAAGGCGATACATTAATTGTAAACGCAACAGGTAAGTTGGCAGTTGGCGATGCTGTAGCTGGTAATGTGTATTTTGAAGTTGAAGAAGTTATAAACTTTGATGGTGTTGGTGCATTACTAACGATTGCTGAAGAACCAGCAGTATAATTAAAAAAAATAAAAAGGAGGAAAGAATATGTATACATTTGAAATAAATAATAAAAGAGAAGACTCTGTAAATTTTAGTGGTAAGTTTACAAACAAGTCTCCTGTTGTTGAAATCTTTTCAGCGATGGTAGACGGAAAAGAAATGGGAAAATACGGTAAGCAAGGCGATAAGGCTATTAAGTATATTAAAAATTTAGGAGAAAGAGCTGAAAATGGCGATACTACTGCTATTTCTGAATTAAATACTTTAAGAAGATTTGTTATTGAACCAATATTACTACAAGAAATGAAATTACTAGGAATCTTTGGTAAATATACACCACTTGCTTTCGGCGAAACTGTGGAAGTTGAAACTTACAAACATATGGGTAATGTAGCGACTAGACAAGCAGAAGGTGTTGACGTTGCTTTCCCTACTATTAAAAAAGATAAATACCAAGTAGCTACTCAAATCGTTTCTGGTGGCTATTCTGTTAACTATCGTCAACTTGCTTTAGGCGATATGGCTAAAGAAAACGAAGGTATGGAGCAGGTTAGAATTCAAATCAGAAATAACGCTTCAAGATATGTTATGGAGACTGTAATTGACGCTATTAATAACACTAAAGGTGTTAAGTATGTATTTGAGGGTGCTGGATTAACTAAGACTGGCGCTGATGAAATATTAACAAAAGTTAGACGCTTTGGTAAGCCAAACGTAATTGGTGACTATGCTCTTCTTTCTCAATTTAACGCTTTTGCAGGTTATTCAGGAGAAATTGGTGGCAATGCTATTACAGGTATTTCTCAAAAACAATTAGATGCTATCGCTGAAAATGGTATTATTGGCTCATATAACGGTAGTGCATTAAGTGAGATTTCTAATGGATATGATTTTACTACTATGGACGGGGATAACTTTGCTACTATCCTACCTACTGGGTACGGTTTTGTAGTTCCTACAGGTGCAAATTCTCCTATTAAAACATTTACTCGTGGTGGATTAACTTCTTTCACAGGCAATAGTGTTACTACTGGTGATGTATTAACAAGATTTGACTTAGAAATCGCTGCTGATGTTGCTCGTGGTAGAGAATACGAAGTTGGTATGCTAATTGATACTAATTTAACTACTTTATAGAAAAGTTAAAAATAAAATGTTAAGGGTAGTTTTATACTACCCTTTTTCATGAATAGTTGGTGATATATGAGTAATAAATATTTTTATTGTTATTCAAGAAGGCTGATGTTCTTCTTGAGATCTATGAAATTTAGTTATTACACTACTGGTGTTAATTCAAATACTGATGTTAAATATTGGACTTTTGAAAAATCTGCTAGGCTTGATAATGCATTGGAGTTATGGTCACAGGTCAAACACTCTGTATAGTTTAAAGATGAAGATATATATATAGTTGAAAAGGAGAAGTTAAATGGCAAATGAATTAAATTTAGATACAAAAGTTACATTAAGAAATCTTGCAAATTGGACTGTAGGGTTTAAGAGGATAGAGTCTAATGGTGATTGTAGTATTCCAGCAAAGGGAACAACGAGAGTCACAAGAAATGAGGTTATTGCACAAGTGCAAAATGGCAATAAACTACTTGCTGGCGTGGACAACATAGGCTCTCATGCTACCGTTATTATCCAAGATGCACCCACTAGAGTTGAACTTGACTTTGAATCTGAAGATGGTAAAAAAAAACAACGTGTGCTTACTGATGATGTTGTAAAAACTATGTTTGAATATAAAACCATGAAAACATTTGAAAAACACTTAGAAGAAAATGTTGTTACTCGTGCTGAAAAGTTTGCAATAATAGAATATGTTAAAAATCTTAATCTAAATGATTATGAAAAAATTAGAGCAGTAGAGAAGCACACTGGGTTAAAAGTTGATTAAAGAGAGGATGGTGTGATAAACAATGAACACCACTTATGAACAAGTGTTGGAAAGTTTTGAAAGCACCTTCCAGCATAAAACTCAACTACCATCTGAACTTATAGAACAGTGGTTTAAGGATTCTGTTTCTGAATATGAATTAGAAATTGAAGAATTGGATTATAATTGGAGTGGTAGTGAGTTTAATAAAGAACTTAAACAATATGAAATTAGGTCGATAGCACTAATGATGAAGATTAAATACTGTACAAGAGAACTTAGTAGGGTTAATAAGCTAAACAATATTATTGGAAAAGATTTAAGTTTAAATTCTACTGGTGATAGTAAGAAGTATACTATGTCTGAGTTGATTAATGAAATTGAAAATTTGAAAGAGCTACTAAACAAACAGAAAACTACTGCTTATTTATAATGGAGGTGAACTATGGCAAAAGATTGGTATTTAATAGGTAATTCTCCTATTTATAATAGTGGCTTTGAAAATGATGAATTTCAGCAGTATAAAGATAGCGGTTTGGATGATATATTAAACTCTCCTATCTCTAGCTCTGTACAAATAGTTGACAATGACCTAAATGTAGTATCTGATATACGTGCTGTGGTTCAGAATAACTTAGCTGATACACCATCTAGCACATTGCAGAGACGTATTATGACTAAAATTGGAACACTAAATAGTCAAGATTATATTAAATATGATAATAAAATATATTTGATTAATTCAATTGTGGGAAATAATCAGTGGTATGAAAAGGCGATTATGCAGTATTGCAACTTCACCCTTAAATTCCAATCTTCAGATGGCATTATCCACTCTTACCCTTGCATTGTGGATAATAGGGTGCAAGGTACAGGTGACACTGACACAAAAACTATGACATTACCTTCTGGCAGAAAGATTATTTTGATACCATATAATGAACATACAATATTACTACGCAATGATAAGCGATTATTTGTTGATATACATCCTACTCATCCTATGCCATACAAAATTGACTTTGTAGATAGTACAAAATTTAATTATGGTGATAAAGGATTATTGGAAATTTATGTGAGTGAGGATGCGTTGAGAAAAAATACTGATAGACCAGATTTAGGTGTATGCGATTATTTTAATCCTAGTGAGGAAGTCGAATCACCTGTTGAGGGGTATTCATATGCGACTATAACGTGTAGTGGTGATTTGATAGCTGGTGGTGTTACACGCACAATTACACCAACATTTTATGAGGCAGATTCTACTATTAATAATACAATTATTCCTGTTTGGGATATTGTATTACCATTAGGTTATGAAGACCAATTCGTTATTACATATGTAGACAATCAAGTTAAGATTAAAGTGGCTGAAAACTATGACTTAATTGAGAAAACTATTACGTTTAATGTAATGGGACATGATGGCGGATATGGTGGAAATTTAACTTTAATAATTACTATATAAGGAGGTGGCAAACATTGAACTTTTATGAACTTGGCAAATATAAGGAAAAAATAATTAATATGTTTGTCGCTAATGAAGATATTGTAAATTTAGTTATATCAAAACCAGACGATAATCGTTTTGAACTTGGAGATAATTTTTTAGGTGGTAAATATAAAGCAGTGAAAGATGGTATAGAAGAAAAAGTCAATTTAATTGGTCATTGTTTTGATGTTCCATTTATTTATGCTTCAATATTTGACAATAGAAGTGCGATTTGTATAGATACCACAATCTCAAGAGCCGAAGGAGAATCTATTAAAGAGATGACAGTATCCATTGAAATAATGTGTCATAAAACTAACTTAAAATTAGATACCCAAGATAGGGCAAAATATATTAAAAAAGGGTTGTCTGGAAATCGTTTAGATATGATAGTTCAAGAAGTAGGATTACAATTAAACAGTAGTAGAGAGTTTGGAATAGGTAGATTCAAAGTATCTCCTAGAAATCCTGTTAGATCATATTTTCCCAATAATGATTATTTTGGAAAAGTATTGACTTATACTTGTGAGGATTTTATGACAGACTACTCAAAGAGGTCACTATATGGAAATTGAAAAATATTATTTAAATTTTAAAACACAACAACCTATTAATTACAATGGATTAATTATACATCAGCCTTCATTTAACGAAATAATGAAATATGGAATAGATATATATAATCGAATAATATTAATATATGCTCTCACTTTAGATTGTTTTGATATTTTAGATAATAAAGATAATATAAGTTTATTTGACCTAATACTAACTGACGAATATTTGTTAAATTGTCTGAGTGAATCATTATATATATTTACTAAAGCTGATGAAGTAGTATTGTATAAGGCAAATAAGTATATTGAATTAAAGTTTTTTGAAACTCAAAAAGACTATATAACTAAAAAAGTTAAAAAAATAAAAGAACCTAACCAAAATATTACAAAGCACTATTATTCATTATTTAATTGGTTGTATCAAAAAATAAGAAAATGCTTTAATAAAGAAGATATAATAGAATTTGAATATATCGATGTCACTGAAGAAGTAGTAGATAAAAAAGAAAAGACTTTTATTATTGATTCAAATAACTTTGATGATATTAGTGATATAATTTTAAAGATTAATACTACTAAAAAAATTATTATAGAGAAACCACCAGAAAATATGTCCGAAAGACAAAGAGATGTATGGGAAAAACTTCAAGAAGGCAGAAATAAAGATGCTAAAAAGAATGAAATACATATTTACGATATATTAAATGTATGTGAATTTGGTGGCAATTATCATATTCCAATAGAGGATATATGTAATTGGTCTTTATGGCGTATTATGAATTGTTATAAGGCAAGAACTAAATACAAAAATTATGATGATGGATTACAAATAGCTTTAGTGTCTGGTGATGGTAAAATTATTTCTGGTGAAAACCATTGGTTGCATCAATTAATGATTCGTGAATAACGAGTCATTTTTTTTATATAAAAAATTAAAATTATGAAAGGTTAAAAGGTGATATTTATGTTATATGCATTAAAAGACTGTGCAAATTTAAGAGTAGATAATTCCGCTGGAAAAACACAGATGTTTGTGAATTATGCTAAGACGAGTTCTTTGGAATTTAGTTCAGATTCTGTGTTTGCTATGAATAAGAACGTTAAAGCAGTTCGCTTTGATTCAAATCGTGAGGGAACCTTCACAACAAGTATGGAGATTTTTCCCATGGACATGATTCCATTACTCTTCGGAACTAAATTTACTAATGAAACAGTTCCGTTTGCAAAGAGAGAGGTTTTAAAAGTTACAAGTGGTTCAGCTACATTAATAGGAACACCAAAAGTAGGTTCACTACAGGTATTTAAAGTTGAGAATGATGATAAAATAACTCATATTAAAGAACAATCCGTAGGGACTCCTGGAACATCTCCTGATACATATTCTATATCAGGTCAAACATTAACACTTAATGCTACTACGTTCCCTGATGATAATGGATATATTGCTTGTTATTATTTTGTAGATACTCCATCAAAGAGCTTTAAAGTGGATAATATTTCATTCCCAGGCGGTTATGTTGTATATGGTGATACTAACCTTAGAGGAACAGATCAGATTGATGAATTTGTTCAATTTAAGCTGCATAATGTTAAACCTCAGTCAAATTGTACGCTCACAATGGATGTAGATAATATTGCTACGCTAGAAATAGTATGGGATATTATGGGCGATGCAGAAGGAAATATGCTTACTTGGAGTTCAATAGTATAAAGAGGAGGTAAAATATGGCTAAGGTAATTTATACATGTTTTGCTATTCCTCCAGAAGGAATTTTCATTGGTAAGGTTTATGATACTGGAAAAGATGAAAAGGGATATTTTTATACTGATGGTAAAGATAAGGTTTATGGTGATGAAGAATATATCAATACATTATTTTCTCCTGTAGAAGAACCTAAGACAGTAGATGTACCTAAAGCAAAAGAAGTAGAAGTTAAAAAATCTACATTTAAAGAACAGAAGAAACGTAAATAAATTATTGAAGGCTAGGTGAAATATCCTAGCCTTATTAAAATGAATTGTGCTAATTATTATAGGGATTATACAATTCATTTTGTGTAATCCCTATTTTTTTACGCTATACAAATTTGATAAGAATGGAGTGTTTAACATAGAAAATAAAATGACGTTAGCCCCACTGTCTGCTGAAGTAAGGCTTGTAAATCCAAAACAAGTTTATTACTACCTTTCTGAAGGCGTTTCCCCATTAAGGCTAGAGTGTGGATACGATGAAAAAATAGTCTTTATTTTTGAGAAGGAAGCTACCTTAAGATTATTTGCTAAATGGAGAGAACGAGATACTGGTTGGCAAGGTAATAAATAGAATACTAAACCTTGTATGAAAGAGATTGATACAATGAGTGGTAATAGACACACAGACAATGATTTAAAGGAGGGTACAAAATGAAAGAAAGCAAACCTATTTATGGATTTTATGATCAAGAAGATTTCACAGGAGTAGTTTGGGAAACAGAAAAGGGAATGATAGTTACCATTAAAGGTAATATAAATCCAAATAATAATCTTTTTATTAAGAGTTGTGAAACAGGCGAAGATATTAAAGATATTGATATGAGAAATATGTTAATGGATATATTGGTGTTTTAACACAAGACCATCATCTTATCACATAATAATGACTTTTATCTAAAAACAATCACATTATTATGTGGTAAAAATATGGAAAGAATTTATAGTGCAACAAACAGTATGTGGAAATGTTCAGGAAATTACAACGCGATAAGATAGAAAGGATATAAAATGGCTAAAGCATTAGAATTAACAAGTCCTATCCCACCCTCTGTAAATCATTATTTGGGCTGGCGAGCAGTTATGAGAGGTAATAAACCAATTGTAATGTCATATACAACTAGTGAAGCTAAAAAATATAAAAAAGCTTTTACAAACTATGTTATAGAACAGGCTAAACAACAAGGTTGGAATATATCAGATAACAGATTTCAACATTATTACATAGATACAACATTTTACTTCCCACGTATAGATATGGACTGCAATAACTATTGGAAATGCTTATTTGATTCTATAAGTGAGTCTAAATGTGTTTGGCTAGATGATACACAGGCATGTGAACGTGTTAAAGGTATTTATTATGACACTGCCAACCCAAGATTAGAATTAACTATTTATCCAGTAGACTACATAGGTATTTTTGATAATCGTACCCAATTAGATGAATTTGAAACTAATTGCTTCCAATGTACTAGATATAGAAATGGGAAATGTAGTATTTTAACAAAAGTTAAAGAGGGTCGTATTCAAAAAGAAGTTATTAATAAATGTTGTAGTCAATACAAACTAAAAAAATAAACTAAAAATAATATCGGAGGTATAATACATGATAAATAAAATCAAAAATATATTCACTAAAAATAAATCCAATAAAATTAACATAATCAAAACTCACCTCGCACTCGAAGAGATGTTCCAATTTGTAAATAATTGTGTTGAGATGTGTTTTCTACAAGACGTAGAGGGTAAGGATATTGACTACTCTCCTCTTTGGAAAGATATAGCTATCCTAAATTGCTTTGCAGAATATTATACAGACTATAAATCTTCTGACGATATAGAAGAAAACTATCTCACATATAAGGTTTTAAATCCTTGGAAGTCTAAGATTGACTTAGCACAATTTGCCACGATGATGGTTGCGATTGATGAAAAAGTTGAATATAGAAAAGCTAAATTATTACAAACACAAACTCCACTAGCTGGACTGTTAGATGAAATTACCTCAATTATTAAAGGGCTAGGTGATAACTTTAATTTGGACGCCATTAGTGATTTAACCAAAATGCTAGGCAACATAGAGGGAATTGATAATGAAAAAATGATTAAAGAAATAGTATCAGAAGGTGCACAAAATAAGGATAATGTGAAATAATATGGCTAAAGTTAGAAATATGGCTGAATTAGAAAAGGTTATGGGCGGGCTACTAGAAGAATACTTAAAATACATGGCTATTAGAATTGAAGATGTGATAAAAGATTTTGTCCAAACTGAATTTTATGATCAATATGAGCCTGTGTATTATGAGCGTATGGAATGGATATTAAGAAAATGTACGTCAACTAAAGTTAAGAGACAAGGTAACACATACAATGTAATTGTATATATAGATCCCGAAGGAGTTAATTATGAAAGTGATTCGCCATCAGAAGTTTGGGGAAATATGGCTAATGGTTGGCATGGTAATATAGTTCAAACAGAAGGTAGATTTTGGGACGCTACGTTAGAATCAATTGGAAAAGGTGGAAATAATGATTTTTTCGAAACGTTTAAGATGTATTTAATTAGTAAAGGTATAGATGTGGTTAGGAAATAAAATTATATTAATTTATAGAGTAGTAAGACTCATCATCTTACTACTCTTTTCTATTTACATTCTTTAGAAAGGAGATAAAATGGCACGTTCAACAGTATATAATCAGATTACAACACCAGAGTTAATAGAGAAAATTTGCATTGAAAATAAAGAACTGTATGAGGACTTTTTAGGCTATCTTGCCAGTATAGATAGGGCAAAAAGTACGATAGATAGCTATAGAAATGATTTGGAAATTTTCTTTGTGTGGAATTTAACAGACAATAAGAATAAAGACTTTATAGATATTACCAAGCGTGAATTTGCAAGGTTTCAAAATCATGCTTTAAATTCATGGGACTGGAGTTCTAACAGAGTTAGGAGAGTTAAGTCAGTATTATCTTCACTCTCTAATTTTATTGAAGATATTTTAGATGAAGAAACAAAGTATAAAAATTATAGATCGATAGTCAATAAAATAGAAAATCCTGTTAAAGAATCAGTTAGAGAAAAAACTATATTGTCAGATGAGCAAGTTGACATTCTATTAGATGCTTTGGTTGGGCAAGAAGAGTATCAAAAGGCGTGTGTTATAGCATTGGCGGCTTTAAGTGGTGCTAGAAAATCCGAGTTATTAAGATTTAAAGTTGACTTTTTTACAGATGACAATATTGTATTTGACGCTTTATATCGCACACCTAAAATTGTAACAAAGGGTAGAGGCAAAGGAAAAATGTTAAATAAATATGTGTTATTAGAGTTTAAAAAATATTTAGACTTATGGCTAAAAGAACGAAAAAAAATAGGGATTGATAGCGAATGGTTATTTATAACAAAGCAAAAAGGCAAGTGGGAACGTATGAAAATTAGTACTCTTGATAGTTGGACAAATCAATTTTCTGAAATACTAGGTGTTCCATTTTATTTTCACTGTATGAGACATCAATTATGCACAAGACTTATTAGACACTCATTACCACAAAGTGTTATACAAGAGTATTTTGGCTGGAATTCGGCAGAAATGATTTCGATCTATTCTGATTTAGACATTTCAGATGAGTTTGGTAAATATTTCAGTAAGGAAGGCATTATAAAAGTTGAGGAAGGTAATTTTGACGAACTTTAATACTACTCTCCCACAATAAAAGAGTCGTTTTATTGAGTTAATTAAAACATATTTTTAACTAAAACTGCATATTCATATTGTTTTAAACTTAATAAACTTTTTTCACCACTCTTCCATTCTACTGCAACTATATGTGTACTTTTGTTTTTAGCAGATAAACCTGCGAGTACACCTACACCACCTAATAGTGCAACCCCTACTGCACCACGAAGTATAGCACTAGATCCACTTTTAACAGTATCTTCTGTTATTACTTCATATTTTGCGAGTGTATTTTTATCTAATCTAATCCAGTCGCCAAATATGTTTGGCTGTATATAAACAACATTACCTATATTATTTTTAACTTTTTTATCTTTATATTTACCATTCATAACATAACTCATAGAGATACCTCCTTAAAATGTTATAAATATTGTATCACATAAACGTTATAAATGCAATATAAGATTTAGGTTTTTTAAGCACACCTTTTAATGAGGTGTTTTTTTAATTATAAATTTTAATACTTCAGAAAGGAGTGAAAATAAATTATGGTTGATAATTTTCAAATTTTATTATCAGGAACGTTAGATAAAACCACTACAAGAAATGTTTTAAATTCAGATATTGATAAAATAAAAGGGCAAATAAAACATATAGAATTAAGTGCTAAATTAAGTAAATCCTCCTTGGAATCAATAAAAAAACAAATTGGTAGTTTAAATAATCAGAGTGTCGACTTAAAAATTAATTCAGCAAGTAAAAATAATTTTAGTCAACAAGGAGCAAAAGCAGGACAAGATTATGCTTATGCTTTTAATAAGGCATCAAATTTAAAATTAAGTATTAATGACGATGAAATTATTACAAAAACTAAAACTGTAATTAACAGAATGGATGCATTAATGTCCAAGACTTTAAAATCTGATGTAAAATTGGATGCTACAAATCTTGAAAAGTTTGATGAATTAGCTGTTAAAGTTACTAGTTTAGAGGATGTAAAAAAGTTAAGAGAATACTTAGCGTTAGCAAATTCAGAATATTCAAAGCTGAATGCCTCGATGAGTGCTGATATACCTGATAGCGCAATAGAAAAGATGAATACTAATATCAGAGGAATACCTAGCGACATAGATAAGGTTAATGTTGGTTTTGCTAAATTAAAAAATCCGACAGCAGAACTACAAAATGAAATAAGTAATCTTGTAACAGATTATCAAAAACTTACTCAGTTTGATGAGACTGGAAATATAGAAGAAAAAATTGAATTATATAATAAGCTAACAGATAATATAAAGCATCTTAAGAAAGAAATAAATACAACATCTCAAGTTGAAAAATTAGAGCCTATGGACTTTCAAGTTGAAGCTACTCAATACAAAATTGAAGATTGGATGAGAAACAATACTCGTGCTGCAAAGCATTTTAATAAAGAACTTGACGAGATGTTAATGAGATTAAAGAACGCAGACGCTCAGGAATTAAAAAATATAAATGGTGAGTTTGGTGCTTTAACTAAACAAGCAGATGCCTTTGGTAAATCTGGAAAGACTATGTTTGAAACGTTAAAAAATAACGCTTCCAAGTTCATCGGTTGGTTTGGAATATCTCAAGCTGTTATGGCTGGGACTAGAGCTATTAAAGATATGATTGGAGAAGTTAAAGTATTAGATGCTAGTATGATTAGTTTACGTAAAGTAACTAATGCAACAGAAAGCACTTATGATGATTTCTTTACTAACTCTACGCAAAAAGCCAAAGAACTAGGTTCTAGTATATCAGATTTTATAGAACTTTCAGCTGATTTTGCAAGATTAGGGTACAGTTTAGGCGAATCTTCCGATTTAGCTGAGGTTGCTACTTTATATAGAAATGTTGGTGACGGCATTAGTGCTAGTGATGCGAGTGATAGCATAATTAGTACTATGAAAGCATTTAATATAGAAGCTGCGGATTCCTTGTCAATTATTGACAAATTAAATGAGGTTGGAAATAATTTTGCAATTTCCTCAGCTGGTATAGGTGAAGCTTTACAGCGTTCGGCATCATCTTTAGCTAGTGCAAACAATACATTAGATGAGTCTATTGCTTTAATAACAGCTGGAAATACGGTTGTGCAAAATCCGGAGCAAGTAGGAACAGCTTTAAAAACACTATCTTTACGATTGCGCTCAACTTCTGCTGAAATAGAGCAAATGGGCGAAAGTACTGAGGGTGCTTTAGAAACAACATCTAAATTAAGACAATTGCTGTTAGATTTAACAGACCAAAAGGTAGATATTCAATTAGACGAAGATACATATAAATCTACATATCAAATCATGTTAGAAATGTCAAAAGTAATGGACGACATGACGGATATGGAGAAAGCAACCGCCCTTGAAGCAATGTTTGGTAAACGACAAGCAAATATTGGTACTAGTATTCTTCAAAATATGGCTGAAGCTGAAGATGTACTTACTACATCACTAGAATCTAGTGGATCAGCCCTTGAAGAGCAAGAGCAATATCAAAAGGGAATTCAGTACTCTTTAGATGTACTCAAGGCTTCAATGCAGGAGATGGCTAGTACTACTCTTGATTCTTCTACTATTAAGTTTTTTGTAGATTTAATGAACGTAATAGTTGAAACCACAAGTGCTTTGGGTGGATTAGTGCCTGTTTTTACAGCATTCGCTGTTGCATACTTTACATTTGCCAATAAAGAAAAGAACAACTTATGGCAAAAATTAATATTAAATATAGTTAATTATACAAGAAGTTTAAAGGGGGCTAAGGTTGCAACTGATTCTTTAAATGCCTCTATGAAAGTTGGGGCGGCGTTAACTGGCACAGCATTTCTTTTAGCGATACCTTTAATAGTAAAAGGTTTAGATGCTATGATTACAACTCTAGACGAACAAAAAGAAAAGCTACGTGAGACAGCAGAGGAATATAAAAATGTCAAGTCAGACTTAAAAGGCATAGAGGGTGAACTTGAAGCTGTCGCATTAAAGATGGATGAGCTTAATGCTAAGGATATTCCTACTTTTATTAAAGATGGTGAATTAGCAGAGCTCCAAAAGATTACAGAAGAATTATTAATTCAAGAGGGTATCTATAAAAGAAGAGAAAGTGCTAAAGCAAAAGAACTAGCTGAAGAGGCACTTAGAACCTATAATAAGCAATTTGGTGGCTATGAAGTTTCTCAAAGTAAAGTTGACGAACATCTTGAAAACCTTATTGCAAGCCCTGTAAGTGGATTAACATCAGACGACAATGATATATCAGCCTTAGTTGCTGCATACCAACAAGCTATTAAACAATCAAAAGAGGCGCTTGCTAATAATGATGATGAATTATATATGGAGTATAAAAGTGTAGCGGATGATATATCTTTAATGATAGACAATGTTACAGAAGACATCATTTCTCTTAGGGCAACACTAGAAACTGTTCCTTTTGATGAATTGGGTGATGAAGGTGTAGAAGCTTTAACAAGGCTTAATGGAATGCTTGATTTTATTCGTATAAAAATTCACCCTGATGAATGGGAGTCTATTAAATTTAAAGAAGTGTTTAACTCATCTGAAATGAAAGAAACACGTGAAGAATTAGAGGCGCTTGCCAAAGCAGGGGAATTAAATAGAACCGTATTTAGTGCTAATGAAAAGTATCAAGCATTACTAGAAAGAACAGGACTTACTGCTAAACAGGTTGTTGATTATATAAATAGTATGTATGAGGCTACACCTGATACTCCTGAAACAGAAGAACTTAATATTGAAGTTAAAAATAAGTCCATAGATGATTTTCAAGACTCTATTCAGTCAGTAGGCAAAGCACTGTCTGATTTTAAAAATTTAGACTCATCTTCTATTATTGACATTATGCAGAAATTCGGTGATTTTAATTGGAGTAAGTATGGTGTTACTGGTGCAAAAGGTGTTGGCAATTTAGAGGACGCTTTGCGTGATTTAGCAAAAGAATTATTAGAAAATGTTAGTGAAATAGATGGCTTTAATGATGCGTTACAGTCTATGTATGACGAAGCTATTAATACTGCTGACGGTACAAATGCTTTAACGGATGCAATTAGTGATTTATCTACATTTGCTAACGATATGAAAGCCTTAGATACTGCTTATGCTAAAATTGCTGAAGGTGAGAAAATTGATTCTTCTGATATAGTAGCACTACAAGAGGCTTTTGGTGACACTATTAATTTTGAAAACTTTTTAAACGCAATAAATGATGTAGATAAAATTACTCCACAAGTTCAACAAGCCTTTAATAATTTAACCACAGAATTTGTACATACATCAGGTGTTTTAGATAACTTAACTGACGAAAATATAGATTTAGTAATTGCACAACTTGAATTAGAAGGAGTTACTAATGCTAATGTTATAGCTACAGAGAGATTAGCATTGCAAAAAGAATATCTTGCTGCAACTGGTAAAAATCTAGCTGATGCCACATTTAATGAAGTAGTTGAGTTTGCTAGGTTAGAAACAACATCAGATAATACTAGAATAGCTATTGCAAATTTAGCTCAACAAAAGATTAATGCTAACAATATAGCTCTTATGGTTGATGGTGATATAAAGAGTTTACGTAATTTAATGGCTGCTTTAGGAGCTACTACTAATGCTTTATCCTTATATAATACTGTAAAATCACGTGGATATGTACCGGGTATGCCATCTTCAGATTATAGCAAATATTTAAAATCATTGATGTATTCAGCTCAAAGTGAAGTTGATTCATTTTTTAATAGCTTAAATGGACGAAACACTAATAGTAGTAAAACCGCGTATGCAAGTCCTACCGCAAAGAAAAATGCAGAAAAAAAGAATAAGGAAAAAAAAGAAGACAAAACAGACTATTATTTAGAAACTTTTGAACGTGAATTAGCTGAATTGCAATATAAACGGGAAAAAGATATTATTTCAGAAAAACAATATCTCGATTCACTCGATAATCTTAATAATCAATACTTTAAAGGTAAATCAAAATATTTAGACCAATATCGTAAATACGAGGTTGAAGTTTATCAAGGTTTGAAAAAACTCGAAGAACAACGCTTGTCTGATATACAAGGCAAATATGATGATAGACTTGCTGTTATTAAAAACTCTCAAGATGAAATTCAACATCAAATTGATTTACTAGAATCACAAGGTAATATTGTTGGAGTTGGGTTTTACAATCAATTATCCTCTAATGCACAACAACAAATTAAACTTTTAAATCAAGAAAAATCAGAGATACAATCACTATTTAATAAACAATTATCAAGTGGTTTTATTAAAAGTGGAACTGATGAATATTACGATTTCATACAAGCACTTAATGATGTTGATTCCCAAATTAGAGATCTAACACTTCAAACTGTAAATTGGGGCAAAGCAATTGAGGACGTAGTTGTTGATGCATTTGATAATTTAATTGATAATATAGAACATCTAAATAGTGAACTGTCTGTTTTGTATGATATGTTAGGTAGTAAAAAATTAACTGATGAGGTAGGTTTTACAAAAGAAGGTATTGCTTCCATTGGTTTACTAGCACAACAAATTGAGGCTTCACAATTTAAGATTAAAGAATATTCTGATGAGATTGAACGTCTAAGCAAAAATTATGCAGAAAATGAAGAACGTATTGAAGAATTAAAAGAAGCACAATGGGATGAAATGCGTACTACTCAATCATTGCGTGATGCTATTGTAGATTTAAATAGAGAACGTGTTAAATCTATTGAGGAAGGTTTAAAGAAAGAATATGATGCATATCAGAAGATAATCCAAGCTAAAAAGGATGCATTAGATTCTGAGAAAAGCTTAAATGGTTATCTAAATAGTATAGCAGAAAAAGAAAAAGATGTAGTTTCATTGCGTAGACAATTAACTACTCTTGAGTTAGATGATTCAGATGAAGCTAGAACTCGTTCAGCTTTGTTGCGAGAAGAATTAGCTAAAGCAGAAAAGGCATTACAAGAGGAGCAATATAATCATTCTATTGATAAACAAAAAGAAGCTTTAGACAAAGAACTTGAAGATTATCAAGCACAAATAGACGAAAAGATGCTAACACTTGAGGAATATTTAGAGAATGAAAATCAAGTAATTGCTGATAGTTTAGGCTTGGCGAAGGAAAATGCGTCTGCCGTTGCTAGTGTAATAGCTGACCTTGCCATTGAGCATGGCATAGAGGTTTCTAATGCTGTGGTTAATCCTTGGTTACAGGGTGCTAATGCTATTGCAAGCTATGGTGATGCTCTATCATCATTAACAAGCAAGTTTACAGCAGAGTTGAACAAGATGGCTACTGAGATGGATAAACTGTTACAACAGGCTAATAAGACGTCAAAAGTAACAGTTTCAACTCCTAAGCCCTCTCCTGCTCCTAAGCCCTCTCCTACTCCTGCTAAACCAACTACTAGCTCATCTTCTAGTCCTAAACCTTCATCTTCTAGTTCGTCTAGCAATAAGAAGAGTTTGCCTTTAGCTAGTGTTAGATATACTGGAAATAAAAGTAAATTAAATAAAGAAACTTCAATTGTGGATCGCTTAAAGTCTCATGATTTAGATTCATCAATTGGCGCTAGAGGCACTCTTTATAAACATTTTGCTGGCTCAGGTGCATATAAAGGAACATCTTCTCAAAATCAATTTCTCATTAAGAAGTTAAAGTCAATAGGATTTAAAAAAGGTGGTACTCTTAAAGAGCTTTTTAATCAAGCAGGTGAAGATGGAGTTTTCTTAGGTAGAAAAGATGAAACTGTAATAACAGCAGATACAACCAAATTGCTTAAAACTTCACTACCTAAACTAGATAATTTATTTAGCAACTTAACAAAAATAACCACTAAAACACCTACACTTTCAGGTGGTACTTCTCAGCAAGTTATCAATGTACATTATGATAACTTAATTAATGTTGAAGGCAATATTGATAAAGATTTTGCTGATGAGTTTAAACAAATGGGTGAAGATATAAGTAATAAATTAAAGAAAGGTATGACTGGTGCAGGTAAAAAGTGGTTGAGATAATAATATTGATTAATAGCTAGGCTGAAATATGCCTAGCTATATTAAATTAAAGTAAACATTTATAACAGAAAGGAGGGTTTTATGAAGTTTATCTACAATGGTCAATCTTCTGATGAATTTAATGTAATGATGGCTACAATTGGAATGCCTGAAGAAAGACAAGATTTAGGAATGTCTAGAGAAATAGTGCGTAATAGACCAATCAATAGTGCTGCAGATATTATATACGGCTCATATTACAATGATAATCGCAAATTTCCAATAACTTTAGTAAAAAAAGATGGAAGTCGCTTTACTAATAATGACATAAGGCAACTTAATGCTTGGCTAATAGGTTATAACTATCCTAAAAAATTAGAATTAGATAGTGATGTTTTAGAAGTAGAAAATACATACTACAATTGTTTATTTACAAGTGCAGCTACTATAAATGCATCAGGTGTAATAGCACTGACTTATGAAGTAGTTTGTGATGCTCCCTATGGATGGGAAGATTTTTGTGAAATATATGAAATAAATACAGAAGATCCAAAACAAGCAACCGCAATTACATTTTATAATACTTCGGATGAAATTGAAGATTATCTTTATCCCTCTGTAAAAATAACAAAGATTGGTAATGGAGATATAGAAATATCATACTCTGAAAATACAATAAATAATGTAATTCTAAAAGATTTAGTAGATGGTGAAGTTGTTACTATAGATAGTTTAAGACAAATTATCAGTAGTACAAAACAAACATTTACCAATACATTGGGTGGATATGATAACTTCAACCACAATTGGCTTAGACTTCTTCATGGTGATAATACTTTAGGCGTTTATGGAAATTGCATTTTAGAAATAAGTGGTAAATATGTGAGGAAGGTGGGGATATAATTGAATTTAAAATATGATAATTTTGGTAAATTAGAAAAGCTAGATGTTTATATGGTTAGTCAAGACATGAAAAGTAAAGTCCCCATTCAAATACATAATATTAAAATAGAAATGCGTGACCTTGAAATTAGTAAGGTCACTTTTGATGTAGATGAAGAAGAAAGTATCATAATGGATTTATACACATGGGAGAAATATGAAGGTACTACATGGGAAGAATTAGCTGGGCTAACATGGTTAGATATTACAAGAAGTAAAGACTACACTTTGTTTGAAAGTTTAAGAATTATACATATACCAGCACTTGGTGACAAGGCATATTTTCAGCTATCCACTCCAAATGAAACACAAGAAAATAAAAGAAATTATAAATCATGCACCGCTTATAGTTTAGAGTATCAATTAACTCAAAAAGATGTATCTTATTTTATTATTAATATGGGAGCTATAGGTTCTAGAGATGGCATTGTACTTTATGATAAGATAAATCCTGACAAAAGCTTATTAGACTTAGCGTTAAAAAATGCACCTAATTGGTCAGTTGGTGAAGTAGATACTTCTATTGCACTAAAGTCACGAAGTTTTGAGATTGATAAATCAGACATATACAGTTTTTTAGTAGACGATGTTGCTGATGCTTATAAGTGTGTATTTTTATTTGACACTGTAAATTGCAAAGTTAATGTTGTTGCTTTAGAAAACTATGGTAAAGATACAGACATACATATTTCATCAAAAAACTTAGCTAAAAGAATTGCTATAGAAAGTGCTGAAGATTCTATTTTTACTCGTTTTTATGTTGAGGGTAAAGATGGTTTAGATATACGTGACGTTAATTTAGGCAGTGATTATATTGAAGATTATTCATATTATAATTCACCCGAATGGTTAGGTAGTCAAGAGTTATGCGATAAATATAACGATTATATAGGGCTTAGAGAAATGCAAAGAGCACTATATATAAATAAACAAAAAGAAAATATTAATAAATTAAATCAGTATCATGAATTAATGAATAGAGTGCCAGATAATTTTGATAGTATGATTTGGGCTGAGTATGGTTTGATTGAATTACGTACTATGCGTGATACCTATCAAAATGTTGTGGATTCTCAGATAGAAAATGGACATAATTTACCAAGCCATATAAATCATGATGCATATCTAATTAACAAAAAGGCATTAGACAATATTAAAGCAGAGTTAATAGTGCGTGAAAATGAAGTAGATGTGGTTCAGCTTGCTTTAGATAATATAGCTATAGAGTTAAAGCAGATTATTGACGTGGCAGATAAAAATACTTATTTTACCAAAGATGAACTTATAATATTTAGTTCGCTGGAAGTTAATACAGATTATTCTGATGAAAGTTATGTAATTACTGATAGTATGCCAGATGAAATGGTCATGCAAATAAAGGAAGACTTATATACCTCAGCAGTAAAAGAAATATATATATCTAGTCACCCACAATACTCATTCAAAACAGAATTGCTAAACTTGTTTAATATACCTGAGTTTAATCCAATAAAATCTGGATTTGATTTAGGAAGTTTTGTTACATTGTCAATACGAGATAATTATCATATAAGGCTTAGATTAATAGCTATTGATATTGATTTTAACAATTTAGATAGTTTGACAGTAGAGTTTAGTAACATGACACGCTCTAGAGATGGTTTTGATGATTATATGGCTTTAGTGAAAAACGCAATTAGTGGTACTTCTACTAGTATAACAAGAAATTTAAACACAAGTTTAATAGGAGTACAAGAAGGTTTAAGCACTATAGAATCTATTGCTAGAAAAGGTGTTAGTTATGAGTATTTATTTGCTAATTATGCTTCCGTAGGTACGTTAGAGGCTGTTGACGCTAAAATATATAATTTAGAAACTACATATTTAACAGTAGAGCAAGCTAATATTTTATTTTTAACAGCTGAACAAGCTGATATTAAATATGGTAATGTTGAAGAACTGAATTCTGATGTAGCAAATATAAAAACATTATTAGCAGGTAACATAACCGCTGATAACATTAAGGTTGGTACTATTACTGCTGAGAGTGCCATAATTGCTGATGCAGCTATTACTAGAGCAAACATAGAGATGGGTGCTATTAACTCTGCATTAATAGAAGATGGTGCAATTGGTACTGTACAAATTGCAAATGGTTCTATTACTGATGCTAAGATTGTTGAACTTACTGCAAATAAAATTACAGCTGGAACTTTATCAGTTGAGAGATTAATCATAAGAGATACTGTCAATCCAGACCAAAGTTTAATTTATCAAATAAACAATATAGATGGTGCTTTACAATCTGTAAGAGGTGATACTTTAAATGGTGAAATTCTAACAGAGCGTACTATAACTGCTGATAGAATTGTTGCAGAATCTATAACAGCCAATGAAATAGCCGCGAATGCTATCACAGCTAACAAGATTTTAGCCAATGCTATTACTGCTGATAAGATATTAGCTAATGCGGTAACAGCTGCTAAAATTAATGTAACTAATTTAAGTTCCATATCAGCTAATATTGGAGAAATTACCGCTGGAACAATAACAGGTGTTGATATTTTTGGTTCTACATTGACATTGGGTGGTGCTAATAATACCAATGGGACTCTGACAGTCTATGATTCCAGTAATAATATAGTTACACAATTAGATTCAATGGGGATTTCCACAAGTGATTTAAATTTTAAGTTTGGAAATGACTTCGGCTTCGAACAGGGGTATTTTTCAATAGGTAAGACAGGCATTCAGATAAATTATGGATCAGAGAAGCGTGGTGGTAGCACTGGATATTATTTTGATTGGTATGATACTTTTCTATATACAACAGGTGAATTGCATTTAGTCCATAAACTTAAATATTCGCTTACAGGTGAGTCAAATGATTATTGGAATACAATGTCTACTAAAACTATTATCCTAAAACACGATGGCATATTTTTTGAGTCAGATGTAGGGGAGCCAGACATCACAATTAGTTCAGCAAATGGCATTTTAATTGGCAATCACCCTGTTATATGGTTTGGCTCTTATGAAACATGGTAACTACAATAGAGATAACTATTATAAAACTTGTCGCCAAAGCGATAAAACAAAAAAACAACAAAGTTAAAAACTAAAAAGTAAAAGGATATAAGGGGGATAATTATATGGGTATAAAACAAATTAGACTTACAAACGCACAGATTGAAGACATATTAAATAAACTAAATAGAATAAAAAACAAAGACATAGCAATAGATGCCTTAACTATGTATCAAATAATTAAAAATATTAAAACGCTAGAAGTATTAATTGCTTCGTATGTAGAAGTGAAAAACTCTTTGATTTTAAAGTTTGGTGTCGCCAATGATGAAGGTAATGTATCTGTGCCTGAAGAAAAAAAGGTAGAGTTTTTTGAGGAAATTAAACCTATAATCAATGAGGAACATGATATAGAAATCCACGCAATTAACATAAAGTCTTTAGATGGGGTGATATTTACTATGGACGATATGTTGGCATTAGAAATTATGATTGAAGAGTAAACAATAAAATACATTAGATTAAGTTCTATAAAAGGAGGTAATAATATATGAGTATTACATCTAATCAAATTTCTACAGATATAACATTAGATGTTTCAGGAAAGTCTTCTCTTTCTAATATTTCAGCAAATCAAGGTAATATAAAGTCTCATTTTGTAAAAGCAAAATTAAGAGATGATACACAAGCCTATATTCCACCATCAACTGCAACAGGATTAGTGTCATTTTTAACTCCAAACAATACTAAAGTATATGAAGATGTAGTTAGTATTAGTGGTGACACAGTTACATTTGAGTTGACTGAAAGTATGTTGGGTACGGCAGGTATGGGGCTTTGTGATATAAGTATAATTGACAATGGTTCAGTATTGATGTCTGCTACCGTTAAGGTAAGTATAAAACCAAAAGCTGTTCCAAATGATGATGATATTGTAAAAGATAGTGATGAATATAATGTTTTGGTGAATGCTTTAGCCACCGCCCAAGAAGGTGAGACTGTAAGAGATAATGCTGAAAGTTTACGTAAGTCTAATGAAAGCACTAGGCAAACTAATGAAATTAATCGTCAACAGAATTTAACTACTGCTATTGAAGCAATTATAAGAGCTGACAATGCGACGGACAATGCAAATAGTGCCACCGATAGAGCAAATAGTGCCACTGATAGAGCCGATGATGCCGCTGATAGAGCAAATACATCTGCTGATAGAGCCGATGATGCTACAAGTAGAGCAAATACTGCCATTGCTACCACTGAAGCCGCAACACAAAAGGCAAATAATGCGACGGACAATGCAATAGATACTGCTACTAATTTGGAGACGACATATTCACCGAGACTAGGAGATCTGGAGAGTGATTATAACACACACATAAATAATGAATCACCTCACAGGTATGGCAGTCGTTTTGAGTGGAAGTATAATGCTAGTAATGACTCTTTAGACTTGGTGGTGATTGAGTGAGTGTTATAGCTAGAATAGATAATACTAAACAATTAAGTATTGTTGGTAACATTGTTGAATATCCTAGTGTGTTGGAGAGTACTGGTAGGAATTTACTGCTAGAGACAAAAAACGAACAAGCAGTTGATTCTTCTTCTTCTGAAGCAATATATGAGTACTATTTCCCTGAAGGCAAAAGAATTGAAGTAGGGGAAACATATACTGTATCTTATGATGCACGTTCTGACAATGGTGCTGACCAGCATTATATTTCAATTTTTAAACCAGGTGGTGGTAGTACGGCTCAAAAAATAAAAGACGTAAAGCCATCTATGGAGTATAAGAGATATAGATTTACGTTTACCTATACGTCTAGTGATATACCGACAGGCGTTATGTTTGTTAGCAGAGCACAAAACTGGGCTAACAATACAGGTACTACATTTATTAAAAATGTCAAACTAGAAAAGACAACCCCTTGGCTAGAAGAACAGATAAATTTAGAGGGCAGGAACTTACTGAAAAAAACCACTAGCACATTCCAAACCGTTAATCACAGTCAATATTTTGCAGATATGTCGGGAGTATTAAACCTAAAAGACTATGGACTTTCGGTCGGTGAGGTGCTAACGGCAAGTGTATATGTAAAAACAACATCCATTGCAGGGGCGGGAATAAGGTTTAGGTGGCTTAATGGTGCCAATAGTAATCATGCTAATGATTGGGGTACTTCTTTAGACAAAAACAGTGAGGGTATGCTCGTGCTTACGTCAAAAATACCAGCACAAACAGAGAGTTTCCAAGTGGTAATTAATGCAGAGGATAACGATACCAATACGGGCACATTCGAATACAAGCTTTTGAAACTTGAAAAAGGTTCCACAGCCACCCCGTGGAATCCAGCTCTAGAGGAAGCATTACCATGGACACCAGCACCAGAAGATTTAGATTTTTATGGAGATTGGGGCAGGAATTTAATAACACTGTCTGAAAAACATTCTCCGGCTGTAGAAATCACAGATACAGGTTTTTTGATTGAAAATAGTTATTCCAATATTGTATCATACGGCTTTTCAAAAAGATTAGAGCCCAACACAACGTACACCATGAGTTTTAATGTGGAGGCAACTGGTGAGGGCGGTTCCAACATTGCTGTGGTAGGTTCTATGAGGCTTCACAACGGGGTAGATCCTACTATTGCTTTTGGTGGAAGTTTACAAAATAACGTTGTAAGAACATTTACAACGGGGAGTACAGTACCTTTGTATGACTTGTTTGCATATGGCACTACAGGCGAAAAAGTTACGTTTTCGAATGTAAAATTTGAAAAAGGCTCAATCCCAACCCCATGGACACCAGCCCCAGAGGATGGTGTGGGTCTAATCTATCCAGACAATGTTCAATATTTTAGTTTTGGATTTAAAAGTAATGGTGATTTATATACTAATCAAGTTATTAAATCACCTAGTCAATTTAGTATGAAGAATGATGGGGTAACAAATAGTATTACAGTATCAGAAATTATAGAAAATGCAGTTTTGTCTTAGTGTAGTTTTATAAATCAGATGTACAATTTAAGCATCCGAAAGGGTGCTTTTTGTTTAATCAAATCTACATTTTATCTTAATATTAACTTGCAAAACAATACAAAAATAAAAATTCAAATTTTAAAAAAGGGGTGATGAATTAATGACAGATAAAGAAAGTTTAACCCATGCAATAGAGGATGATTTAGACAGGCGTAATAGAAACTGGAATAAAGTGGATAGAAATACGGATGACATTGACAAAATAAAAGGTAGATACATCTGGTTTGCCGACTATGAAGAGTGTCTAAACTAACCAAGACCTACAAAGGTCTTTTTTAAATGCAGAAAGGAGCAGTTAAAATGAATAATCGAACAAATATTCGGGGGTACTGCTATCTAGATTTAGTAATACCCTCTATCCAGGATGTGTTTTTTAAATGAAAATATGGAAAAACCTATTCGGAAACGATGATAAAATTAACGCAAGCGAAATTGCAGTTGCACCAGGATTGTTACTACCTGGCGCTGTAATTGTAGAAAGTGGAGACGGCTACACAATGTGGGGCAATGGGCTAATGATTGTCGAGGTTGAGTTTGTCAGAGCTATTACTACCTCTGACATAGGTGTACATTGGGCTGCATCACAAGCATTTAATTTTCCTAAACCATTTATTGCGCCGCCCACTTTAATGTCATGTAGCTGTAACGAAACAACTTTCATTTCTGCGTCAAATTATAGTGGAAATCCAACAACTACACAAAGCAGACTCAATTTCCATTTTAGAGCTGCAAGAGACAATGTTAACATAACATTTAAGATTATATATTGGGGTAGATGGAAATAGAGGGTATCAAGATAGCGAAACGATAGATTATGCCTATATTGATGGTAGTTTAACATACTAGTGTATCAGCATCCGAAAGGGTGTTTTTTATTACAAAATAATAGAGACAGAAAACCTATCTTAACTGGTGGCTTTCTATCTCTACAAGTATACCAAAGTGGTATAAATCCATTATACCACTTTTAGAGTATTATTTCAAGGTAAAATAACGAAAGGATGGATTATATGCAATGAGCAATGAACAATTAATAGAATATGGCAAATACATCTTATGGTTTATTTTTGGAAGTGGAATTGTGCTTGAAATCACACCTATGAAAATAAAACCAGTGTCAGCCTTTTTGAGATGGTTAGGAAAAAAGTTAAATGGTGAGGTAAGAAAAGATATATTACAACTAGAAGGTAAAGTAGATGAAATACAAGGAGATTTACAGCAACATAAAGTTGAATCATGGCGCAGAGATATTCTTGATTTTTCTGAAAGATTGTATAGTGGCGATGTAAATATAAGTAGGGAGAGCTATGAAAATATAATAGAAATACACAATAATTATGATGCGTATTTAACAAAACATAACATTTGTAATGGGAAAGTTGACATGGCATACGAACACATTCTTTTGAACTATAGAGATAAAAGAGACAATGGTGGTTTCGATATACAATGTGGCTTTTCGGATAGGTAACTTACAGTAATAACAACAAAAAATAAATTGATAGCAATATAAGGAGGAAAATAATATGGAATTTTTACAAGATTATTTAGTATTGGTAGTAATGGGAATTTGTTTGACAATAGGTTATATAGTTAAAAATAGCTTGTCTTTCATAGATAATAAATACATCCCTTTAATTATGGGGGTTTTAGGAGTAGTTATAAACACATGGCTTAATGGATGGATATTTACACCAGAGATACTTTTAGGTGGATTGGCAAGCGGATTGGCGTCTACAGGAGCTTTTGAACTTGGTAGAAATTTAAAGCCTAATAACGAATAAATAAAACAATACATAAATTTAATAATGAAATAATTATCATGAGTAGTGGTTAAAATATATCACTACTCTTATATTTTAGAGAGGGGCTGAATGAATATGGTTATTTTACATATAGCAGGTCATGGCAAAAAGAAAAGTGGGGTATTTGATCCTGGTGCAATTGGCTTTATTAAACAAGGTGAACATAAATATTATGCAGAAACTTTCTTTGATTTATTAAAGAAATATGAACCCAAAGGGCATAAGGTTATCTATCATACAGCTTATAATGTTTACAATTACGGCAATATTGTTGATTTAGCAAAAAGCTATGGTCAAGACACAGTTGTGATTGAATGGCATTTCGATGCTGCTTTAAGCAAGTCTATAAAAGGTGGGCATGTTATTGTATATAACAAGTTTAAACCAGATGCTTTGGATTTAAGGCTTAGAGATGGCATTAATAAAATGGTAGGAGTTAGATATAATCACCGAGGACATAAAGGTATTGCTGGTAGAAGTAATTTAAGTAATGTTAATAGATGTGCTAAAGGTAAGGTTAATTATAGATTAATAGAATTAGGACTTTGTACAAATTGTGAAGATTCTAAAGTTATGCTTGAAAGTGCTGATGAGTATGCAAAAGTTATGAGTGAAGCCATTTATAATCAAGAGATAAAAATAAATACACAATCAGATATACAAACTGGAGACTATATCGTTAGATCAGGTGATACTCTTTGGGGTATCGCTAATAAATATAACATGACTGTTAATGAGTTAAAAAAGTTAAACGGATTAACTAATGATATTATCCATGCTGGCAATAAATTAAAGTTGAATAATAATACTAAAGTTGAAACTGAAGTCAAACCTATTATTAAACCCGAGCCAAAAAAAGAAGATAAATTAAAGGCAACCAAGACTGGTGATGTTGTTATTAGAAGTATTCAATCTACCTTAAATAGCAGATATAACACTGGTTTAAGGGTAGATGGTTACTATGGTAGTCTAACTAACAAAGCCATTGTAAAGGGCTTACAGACTGAATTAAACAAGCAATTTAGTAGGAAGTTAAAGATTGATGGTAGTTTTGGTTCATCAAGTCGTGCTAATTGGGTTACTGTTAAACGTGGTGCAAAGGGTAATTTAACTTACTTAATTCAAGCATTGTTATACTGCAAAGGATATAAGATAACTTTAGACTTATCTTTTGGTGGTGCAACTAAAAAGGTAGTTAAACAATTCCAAAAGGATAATAAGTTAACTGTAGATGGGAAAATTGGTAAAAATGCTATTACTGCATTGGTAAAGTAGTTAGAATATGATTAAGAGGTGGTTGAGTTTAAATACTCTTCTACCTCTTTTTTTACGTTTTATTTTTATCAGCATAATGCATAAAACAATGACTGTGGTATTACACATTATGCTGATGTCTTTCTATTATATCTATATTAAAAACATTAGACAATTCCTTTATTTTAACATTAAAAGTCACATTTATATCTTTTATACCCACTTCTACTTTATTAATAAATTTAGGTAGTATCATTTTCTTTGTTGGTATATCTGCATTTTCTAATAATTGCCTATAAGTAGGAATTGATTCTTTAAATGAGATTAGTTCATCTTTTTTAATTTGTAGACTTTTAGCCTTTTTACTATAATTTTCTAACTTTTCTCTTTCTATATTCAACTCATCTGTTTTAGTTTTAATTTGTTCTGTTAGTAATTCTTCTGTAAATTTGCTTGTTCCCATAAGAACATTCACAATCTCATCTTTTAATATTTTAATAATATTTTCTAATTTAGATATATTCTGTTCCATAATATCTATTTCTTTTTTAGATAGCTTTTCTAGTTTATCTTGTTGTTTTTTAAATTCATCATCTACATTTATTTTACCTAAGCTATCCATATAAACAAATAATTGTTTCAAGATAATATCTTCAACAGATGATTGTGAGTGATATTTATTACTACATTTATTCATACCATTTGTTTTACCATAACATTGATAGAATGGTTTCCTATCTCTATTCCATGTACCGTCTTTTCGTTGATAATGGTTATAAGAATACTTTAGTGTCATTCGTTCGCCACATTCACTACAATATATATACCCTGTAAAAAGTAGAGGACTTTTAGTTTGATGGGGAATATTTGTTTTTTTACTTCCCCCTCTAGACATAACTATATTTTTTGCTTGTTTCCATTGCTTTTCTGATACTATAACCAAATTTTCATGTTTAATATCAGATAATTCACAATCATATTGATTCTTATATATACCATCTTTTTTTCTTCCATAAGTAAATCTTCCTTTGTATATAGAATTTTTAATTATAGTTAATATAGTTTGTCCAGCCCATTTTTTACCCCTTTTGGTAGGTATTTTTTCACTATTTAATATTTGAGCTATTTTTCTTGATCCATAGCCTTGTAATGTGTAATAGTTAAATATTCTTCTAACTACTCGGGCTTGAGTCTCATCAATAATTAGTTTTTTTATTTCTTTATCTTTATGGTTATATTCACCTGTAGAAACATGTCTATAGCCATAAGGTGCTTCGCTTCCTTGAAACTCACTATTTTCCCTCATTAGTGCCTTGGCTTCTTTTGTTCTAGCTTGTGTTTTTTTACTTTCACCAGATGCTTGCCAAAATGTAATATAATTTAATAGATTATCTACATGCTCTTCAAACTTTCTTTGTCCTTCAGATACAGACCACATTTCTACACCTTGTTCAACGAACCATTTTAATATGAAAGGTGTTTCTTCTTCTATACGACCTAATCTATCATACATATAAACTAGTATTACATCAAATTTTTTCTTCAAAGCATCTTCTTTTAATTCTTCTAACTTTCCTCTTTTATTAGCATGTATTTTAAACCCTGATACGCCTTTTTCAATATATTCACCAACAAACTCCCAGTCAGGATGTTGTTTAATATATTTTTTACATGCATTTCTCTGCATAGGTATATCATTATCTATAACTTGTTGATTTGTACTTACTCTATAAAAACATACAACCCTTTTTTTTGACACTATATAAACCTCCCTATCTGTTTTATTCATTCTACCATAGGTATAAAAATAAGTAAAGCCACGATTTGGTTGTCGTGGCTTATATTATTAAATATTAAATTTACTTAGATATAAATCATCTAATGCTTTTTTTATACATTCTGTGCCATCATTATTACTAGGGTTACAATATATATTAATTTGCTTTCTATATTCCTCGTCATAATGACTGATATATGATTGATTATTTTTATTTTGTTTTATTATGTATTTTGTATCTTCATTATTATTATTTGCCCTAATACTTATCTGTCTCACCCTACCCTTGATCCACTTGATAATAGTTATGTTAATTAGTTGTATTTTATACTTAGTCTATTAGATTTGTTAAATAGTTTTTTATCTCATACCAGTTCCAACACCTTTTGCCTTGCCAATCTTCATTCCATAGGTAGGTGCACCCATAACAAATTTTCACACTTGCATTAGACGTTACTAGATTGCCAGCACTATCATCAATCAAAATTCCACCACTCATATCAATATGCGACTTGTCTTCATATTCTTTAAAGTTAACTCCTATAAATTCTGCATAAGGTATATTCTTTTTTATCCATATATCTTTACCCTTTAAGTTTGGTGAGTAGCCCATTGAAACGATTTTAATGTTGAAGTGGTCTCTTAACTCATCTAATACTTCATTTGCGTTTTCCATGTATTCCAGGTTATCGTAAAAACGTTCTTGATTAAAATATGTGTTTATGTAATCAGATGTAGCACAATTACATTCTTTAAATCCCCATGTTTCTATATCTGACCACTCTATAGGTTTAAAATTTTTGTAATATTTAAAGTCTTGGTTGTAGAGAGTTGTAATACCTTTGATTGTGTTTACAGTAACCCCTTCAATCAAAGTCTAAAAATAAATTAGACTTCATTTGACATCACCATCCATTTCAATTAATGTCATAATACAATAGTTAGCCATATCAAGTAGTGTATCTTTAATTGTTTCATCCTTAACTAACCTTTCTTCTTCAGATTTAGTAGACAGGCTAACTAATCTATTATACTTGTCAGTTATTCTTGTAATTGCTGATATTATTCCAAGTTTATTATATGTGTCGCCAAATGAATTGCCATAATCATGGTTTTTTTGCTCATAAACCTTATTCAACTCTTTACATATACCCATGTGCTTTTCTACTCTGTTCATTTTATCATTCACATCCCTTCTCTGTATTCACTTAATTCTCTTTCTACTGAAGATTTTCCACTTGCTGATTCGCCTACTAAAACTAAAATATTAATCACTCTCCTTTCTATATTCCTCTAATTCTCTTTGGAACTTGTCAGTCCTATCGTACTTACAACTAAACATCTCAGGACAATAACCACGATATAGGCACTCCCTAACCATACAATGTGCCAGCTCAGGCTCAACTTTAGCAACTTCGTCTTTGACTAGTTGCCAAGCTTGTCTAGTTTCTTTACTTGCACAGTTGCATAATCTCTTTCTGCTTATATTAATTAGTGCTTGTGCATTAGCCTCACATTCATGATTAACTAACGCACCTTGCGGCAATTCATTTCTATCAACGCTAGTTCTATCTGTGCGTTGAGTGGATACAAAATGTTCTATACCATGCTTATGTCTCACTAGATGGACTGACACCCAATAAGGCAAGTTAATCCATCTCCATGAGAATTTTAACTTTCTAATAGGAGAATGCTCTGCCCTAATAAGCTTTAGTTTCCATTCAGAATTAGGGTAAACACCTTTTTCTTTGCCAATTGTATTCATTGTTGCATCTTTAATATCTTGCCAGTTAGCACTGGATTTAAATTTGTAAATTTTTATATTCTGTCACTCTCCTTATTGTTTTATTGTATATTCGTCGTCAATATACAACGTTTGTATTGAAATCTCTTTTCTTAAATATGCACTCTCTCTTGGAAATAACACTTGACTTTCCTCTATAATGTATTTATCACACATGAAACCAAAAAGCCCATATCCATTTTCTAATAACTCTTTTATATCTAATAAACTAAACCATTCTAGTAACTGTTCTTTATCTTTAACACCACTAATCCAGTTAAGATTTTCTTTTGAATATCTACTGTGATAATCCATTGGAAAATCCCTAGCCTTTCCTTCAGTCAAGTTAAATATAAAACCATTATATGTACCGTCATAGTTATACCACATACCATCTCTAGTATCTCTATGCTCGATTCTATATATTTTCATATTTCACCACCTATAATTCTCCTTTTTTATTCTATATAATTTATTCCTTATATGATGCTATAACATTACAGACAGCTTTAATAACAGCATTGTAATAGTCATGTGTATAACTGTCTAATGGAAAAATGCCCTCATATGAATACCTTTCTTTATATTCTTCGTAAACCTTAAAATTAAATTCATCTTTTGGGTAATATGATTCTTTTAAGCATTTTATAACCTTGTCTAGTAGTTCGTTTTTGTTTTTATTATTTGTCATTTAATTAATCAACCTTTCTTAGATTATTATTTACAAGTAAAACCCAAAATACTCCCATCATTAACTACAGCCTCTAATCCATATTTCTCTTTCATAGTAATACAATCTTCTAACGTAACCTTATTTTTGTCATACAATAAAATGTCAATTTTATTGCAATTACACCTCTCTTTATCTCGTCTATTCATATGTTTTACTCTCTTTTTCTCACTTATGTAATTTACGACTTTTTGATAAAACGTTATTTTTGATGTTGGAATTATTTTTATCATAATTATCTCCTTTCTGAGTTATTCCAGTCTTCCCAATCGTCTCTATCATTATCTGCCATATCCCATTCATAATCTGCCCTGTCTTTTAGTCGCTGTGATCTTTCTAATTCAGATTCATATATCACAAATCTTTCGAGATTGTCTGGTACATATTCTCTCATATATGTTTTCCTTTCTACTTATAAAAACTATGTCCACTATCATCTTTAAATTGGTATCTTAATTTATTAAACCATTTTTGCGTGCTTAATGATTTAACATCTTTATAGTTACAGAAGAATAATGCATCATTAGTTGTGCCATTATTTAGTACATTATCTACAGCTTGAATAGTTTTATCAGTTATTTTTACCTTGCTATATCTACCATCACTTATTGGCGAAAATTGCTTCTTCTGAAACACAACCTCTTTAACAGTATTAGGAAACTTCTTAGAATCGACACGATTAATAATAACACTTGCTACATTTTCTCTTGCTTTTATACTTGCACCAGTTGCCTCAGCTTCTGTGATCCTTAATAATATTTCTCTTTCCTTATTTGATATATTATATGTATTACTAGTGCTATTCTCATGAGACTCTTCAGACTCTTCTTGTGGTTCTTCTAAAAGTTTTATATTACTTTCATTGTCTATTACTTCTTCCTCTATGTTATCCATTTTTTCTAGTTTAATATTTGCTTTTTCTTGAATCAATACAGTTAATTCAGCTTGTTTTTCTTTTTGTCTTAAAGCTGTTTTTTCATTTTCTACTTTTTTTATCTCAATTAAATTATTTATCTCATTAAGATAAACTCTATTTATTTCATTATCTTGAAAAATGTTTAAATGTACCTTGTTTAATTGGCTATTACATCCAGCTACCTGTATATTAGGATTATGTTCCTCTTGTAAAATATTAAAAATTATAAGAGTATAACATGTCAGCCCAATACATATTAGCTTATTGTTTTTTAGCATCACTTACTCCTTTTTTAAAAAAATATACCTTATCTTAAAATTCTTTGCTCTCTATTAGGGTTATATAGGGTTTTTTATTATTATCTTGACAACTTGCTTGAATAATAACCAAAACCCCTTAAAACGTCTTGTAGAGCCTTGTAGAACCTTGTAGAACATGTTGGCTATTTAATGTGTTTATTTTTGATGTTTTAGACGTTTTAATAAAATAATCATAACTTATAGTGTTATTTTATGTATATCCTGTAATGATTGTGAGTATTTAATAGGAACTCGTTTTACCCCCATTTCCTTTAGTACCAAATATCTAGTATATTGATCTGTTACTAAAAACTTATTACACCTACCACTTTCATTTGTAATCACTTCAACCAATAATGGTTTGTCTACTTTGCCATGTGCTTTATAGTAATCAATTACTCTTTCCATTTTCCATCTCTTTGGTCTTGTGCTTCTAAAACACCTTGGTATAATAATATCTTCAATATGTACTAATGCATCAGTCCCCTTTGGTTTTCTTGTAAATAGTAAATCAAATAATTTCATAATATCCTCCTTAATTAAAATAGTGTGTCAATATTGTAAGTTCCTACTCCTTACATTTTTAATATTAACACACTATTCTGATTATGTCAATAGTTTTATTTGTTGTTTATCTTTTATTTATTGCTACTGCCTAGTTTACCCAAACCTCGTTCAGATTTAATAGTGGTCAATTCTTCATATGCAGCCTCTTTAACATTCATTTGTGGCACAGGTAATACTATGGCTTGTGCGATTGCTTTCTCATATGGATATCTAATATGATTCATTACATTATAACCAAATATATCACTATCTGTTACACCATTTTTAGCAATAATTAAAGGCTTACCATTCGTATTAGTAATGGCAACAAACCAAGAATCTCGGTATCCACTATCAATAACACCTGCTGATTTTTTAATACCTTTAACAGCCGTACTCCCACGTTCCTCTATTTGGATATAGTATTTTTCACTCATTGCACTTGCTATTCCAGTAGGAACTAATCGTGTTTCGTGTGGCTTGAAGTACATATAGTCCTCATCAAAACATGGATAAATATCGAAGCCAGCATTCTCAGTATTTTTAGTAGGGATTATTGCATTTGGATCAACCTTTGCAAATAGTAAATCATTTTCCTTTATTGTCATATTTTACTCCTTTCTCTTAGTCTTATTTACATCGACTACAATCTTTCTAGCCTTTTTTAATTCCTTCGTAACCTCTGATTCTAACTCATGTAAGTCTTTTATACTACTTCTTAGCTCATTTACTTCGCTAATTAAATCCTGTTTCATATCTAATAATAATGCAACACTCTCTTGCTCTTTTGATAAAGGTTTAACCATATCTCCCAAAGTAGTATTGATAATGTCATATGTATTCTTATGTATATTAACTAATTCACTTATATCACTTTTCATTTTCTTCTTTTTAAATTCAGATAAATTAAGAATTCTAGCATAAGATTTAAATATGCCAACTAAATCTGAATGATAACTAGGATAATCTACCCAATTTTCATATCTAATAACCTTACCTATATTATCCCCATCTTCCTTTGTTCCTGTTCTATATGCAATTTTCTTAACAACTAGACTGTAGTCACTAATACCACCTGTGATTCCATATTCGCCATCTGGGAATGGATAATTAGGTTCATTTATTATTTCGCCTAAATCAACAATTTCATCTTCTGGTACAGTATCTTTTAAAGTTTTACGTTTAGCCATAATATCCTCCTATTCTGTATATGCCAATCTTTCTATTTGGTCTGCCATCATAGCAATTGCTTTCCTTAGCCATTTATTTTGTTGAATGATCATCTTAGCAAAATCACTTTCTTCGTCATCTCCAATTTCTCTTTTGTTTGCTAATATCATATCTTGCATACCGTCTATTGCATCTATAATGTTTAAATATTCTTGATCTTGATTTAACATGTTTTACTCCTTTCTATGTGTTAACTAATTTTTTCTGCATACTGATTATCTGAAGCTAATTTTACACCTAATATCTCATCAATATGAGCAACTTGATTTGGTATATATCTGCCAAATTTTATAATAATATTCTTACTATGTTTGATTTGGCTTATTTTATTTTCTATTTCATTTCTATAATAACCAGTATAAATAATTATATCGTCTTCAGTATGTTCTCTTATTTTGCTTATTAGTTCCTGCAATTGATTAAAGGTGTCAAATGGTTCTAGCCCAGCTATCACAATAGCGCTTGTTATAGGATTGTTTATATATCTAGTAACTATTGTATTAACATCTACATCTATTGTTGGAGACTTTGCAAGTACACCGTTTTGGCATACTTGCATTCCACACTCCTTTTCACATTTAAAACTACATTTAGGAAAACCAATATACATAGATGGGACTTTATAATTCACAAAATCTTCATCTATTAGCTGATTAATTATCATCCTAACTCCTTTAGTCTATCTAACTCCATCCAGTCTCTAAGCAGAAATTCAGACTTCCTTTCCTTTGAATATGTTGACATTGGTGTAAGGAAGCCAACTATTCTCTGATATGTAGTTTCTTTTGGATTACCACAAGTAGGACAAGTTTCTCCATAAAACCCATGGTTATGTTTACAGGCACTAATTTTAGTACAGAAAGCAAAATACATCACACCTTCATCTGCTATATAGTTCAGCATTTTCCAAGCTGTGTCAAAGTTATTAAATGGAGTGTCAATATTGATGTGAGCAATTGACCCCCCTGAGCAAGCTTTATCGAGAATAGCACTAAGTCTGACCTTCTCTTGTAATGTTGTTTTAACTCCAAGTGGAATCCATTGATTACCATATAGTGGCAACTCATACTCTTCGTCAGGATAAAAGAATCTATCCTTTTCCATTAGGATAGCCGCGGCTCTCTCAGCGGGAATTTCTTCGATATTGATTGAGTAATTCTTATCTTTTGCAAATTCATTTTTAACATCTGTTATAGTTTTAAGAATTTCTTTTGCAAATTCAACACCATCATCTGTATAAAATGTATTACCAAACTCATCTTTCCTGGTGAATTTAAATTTTTGTAGGGTTTCATATATACCTATAATTCCAATGGTGTTATATTGAGACTCAAGATTGATAATTCCTTTTGAATAATTGGGAAGTAAGCCCTTTTCTGCATTCCTTTTGATAATGTGTCTTACCACATCAAGTGATTTTACGCATAGTAAAACCTTTTCTTTTAATAATTCTAAATATTCTTCTTTTGTTTTTGTTTCATATGAAAGTCTAGCTAGGTTAATAGTATTAACTTTAATACTACCTACTTCTAAAGCAGTACCTCCAATACTGTTAAAATATCCCAATTCTTTGACTGAAGACAAAAGCCTACAGCAATTACTTAACGAATTAATATCCTCACTAACAAAAAAGTTACTATCTGCCCACTTCATGTTATGTTTACAGCACCATTTAGCAAAATCCTCATCAGCAAACTTACCATCCTTTCTTAACAATGAATATGTAAGTACAGGGAATGTCATCATATTTTGACTTCTAACTTTACTTACAACCTTCATAAAAGCCTTTTGATATTCTTTTATTTCATCTATATAATCAATAATAAATGTACCATCAGGAAATGTTTTACCACCAAATAAAGCTTCTAAGTATGGTTTATCAAATATACTGAAATTAGTAAATGCTGATTGGATACCACCTCTAAGAAATGGTTGATTAAGACGATACACAATTTCTTGGAAGCTTTGATCCCTATAGTACTCTGGCGACTTTATATAAAACCCCTCTTTAACATCTTTATTCCAAAAGTAAAATGAATAAACCAAAAATGAAGGTAGCCCAACAGCACCTGATGTGCGATTACAGTTCCAGCTAACAAACTCACCTACAAAGTCAGTATATGTAGTTAAATGTTGTGGTGGCTGATTATTAAAATCATCAATGAAGAATAATCCTTCGTTTACTAACTTCTCAATATCGTAAGCGAAACAATAAGGTTTGAACGTGGCATTATAAGCGTCATGCATATAAAAATGTCCATCCCATTCATTTCTAAGCCACTCGTTTGCCGTTTTAAAACCATATCTTTTATTTAACTCGTAAAAAATTTTATTGTAGCCGATGAGCTTAGAGTGTGGTTTACTCATTTCATTTTCAAGTGTAACAATGTCTTTGTGCCCCACGTTTGAGTTGCCATCTATACTAGCATCTGCAACTGTCTGCTTATCTACAAAATTATCTATAAAATCTGTATAACTTAATTGTGCATCTGAAAAACCATTTAGTTTAGCTAATTCTTCTCCATAATCGGCTAACATCCTATTAAAAGCTGTTGTAAAGTTTTTGTTTAATTTAATGTTTATATTCATATTTTATGTCCTTTCATTAACCCAGTTATTTGCCTGTGCAAAGTTCATTATTGTTTCGCCCACTTCTAATACAGGCATTGACATAAAGCCTTTTTCTATCATTAAATAAATATCATTTATCTCCTGATATTCAATCCCCTTTTCTTTCAATTTGGCTTCTAATACCCTACACTGAGGGCATTTATTACTGTATAATATAACCTTTGCCATTTAGTACCTCCTTATTATGTTATTTTTTATACTAAACCTACTAAGTAGGATAGTTTCATTTATTGTTTACCATAACTTAATTAATTTAATTACTTAATGTTACATACTTGTCACAAAAATCATCAATCTCGAATATTTCTAAATGCTTATAATCCTCCAATATCATATCATTAGTTAAAATTTTACGAAAAGAATTATCTCTTCCTTCAATTGTTGGTATAGTTATATTACCTATTTTTCCACAAATAGTACAATAGTTACCTAAATGTAGACGATCTACTATACGTTCACCTGTATTATATTTTAAAACAATTTTAATTTTTAATAAACAATCCTCATATGTATGCTTATGCCTAGACTTCTTAGGTGGATGTCTAGTGGATTTCTTTTTGTATTTAGGAATATCGTCTGGAATATTAATCATATTATCACTCTCCTTTGAAACTATTGATTATTTATACTTCCAATCACTCAACCAATTTTTTATATTCAAGTAGATTGAATACATTAACGGTAGAGCAATAAGATTATTACCAAGTTTAGATGGTATTGCCCTTGTCAATGTCCAAAAAAAGAGTATCAAGGTTACCAACCCAAAAGTAGTTAAATATATTACTATATCTTTCTTATGTTTATTTATCATTCTTATTCGACCCTCTCTTATTGATTGTGTTATTCCCCTTTTATCTCATCTTCCTTAATAGCTAATCCAGTCTCACAAAACTTCTTAATATCTTTAACCACTCTTAGTAAATCATTTTTAGTATTATTACGACTTACGTTCTTTACTTTATCGTATATTACACCTGATATAGATTTTGCACCTATACCTATTCCTTGTAATCTAGCTTTTTCTAATTCTGCTTTTAACCTTTCTTCAAATTGCTTTTCTTGTTCTGATGTCATGTTTTATTCCTCCTTTTAATTTATTTAAACTTTATAGTCTTATACTTCTTCATTGCATCTTTCCTGTTATCAAAGATGTTATCTTTTTCATTTATATCTATGTATATACTTATGCCTTTATTTGGGATAAGTCCAATTATAACATCAGGATAAATCGTCCTCGTCTCAAGAAATAACACTTCTTTTATGTGAAGATTGGATAGAACACGTAGGTAATAAATATCCTGACCTTTTTCGTATAAATCTTCATAGTTAAAGCCCATTTTGACTATCCCAATCAAATGCTATATTACAACACTTGCAATGTGTTGCAAGAGGATATAAAACATAACCCTCTTCGTCCAAACTTAAATAGAATTTAGAACCACATTTAGGACACATAAACTCTGGATATTGTAATTGCATTAGCATAGGCTTCGCTTTATCTTTCATATTATCCTCGTCCCCTTTCATCTTTAATAATAATCTTTCCACATTTCATCCCAATATTTTTCACTTTCAATGAAGCAACTTTTACAGCATATAATATAATTTGATTCTTCATCATGGTACATAGTACTCATTCTTTTACGTTTTGGATAACGCAACCATCTACTGCATATGTCACAATATCCGAATATCTTTTTGATTAATTTCATATGTATTACTTTCAATATATAAAATATATCCCTTATAATATTATATTACCTTTATCTTTGAAAACTCTGGGTAATTCCCTTTTTGCCAAACATAATGAGCATAAGCTACACTATCTGTCCCTTTACCTTTGATAAAGCTCATGCGTTTATGATGTACGAATATGTATTGTGGCATATAATTATCAAAAAACTCTTTTCTAGCTTTTGTTTCTAAGAAATTAAGTCTTAATAACATAATCACATAACCACCATCTTCTACATCATTTAATGCCTTTTGTATTATAGGAAGTGCTTGATTGAATGGTGGATTAGTAATGATGATATTAGGTTCAAACGACTTGACATCTAGTTGTAAATAGTCTCCCTTTGTTTCTGCTAATGAATCTTCCCTAATATCAATACAGTTTATATTGCAATTACCAAATACATTTTTTATAGCCTCTGGGTATGACATTGATTCATATGGTTCTATTTTCCCACCTGCACATGGGTCAATAATTTTATAACTATTCCAAGGTATTTGAATTGTGTTATTTAACTCACGAAGAAATAATTCTATATCTTTAACTGGCGTTTTATAGTAATCCGCTATATGTTGTTTTCTTGCATCACTTCTATTAGTACTACTCATTTGTTGCCTCCTTTCTCAATCAAATATATCTTTTATTAATTCGATATAAAATCCATACCACAATCTTTAAATAAGTTTAGTTGCTGATTCTTTTTCACTAGGTAATTGTAATCTATTTTATCACAGCTATTTTGATATATTACCTCACCAATCATTCCAATAACCACACAGACCACAAGCGATATATAAGAGTTAACCCCAAACATCATTAGTGCAATAAACATTGGCAAAAATATGCCACATAGCATCCAAATATCAAATACATGCACTCTATTTGATGCGTAATCATGCTCTTTTGCAACTATTTTGTCTATTTTATTTAATTTTTCATATGTATATCCATCCCACTTTTTATAAAAATGTATTAGTGTTTGTAAATCTCTTTTCTCATAATCTTCAAGGTTAAAAAAGTCAATTATTCTCACCCTCTTTCCATAAAATCATCCTTTTATTTTCTCTTCTTTATAGTTGCTTAACATACCGTGCATATACCAATCAGTAATCAATCCATTATATCCATAGTTTACGATAGCACCGTCATGCTTATAAACCTCTATAATCTCCCCCATTCCATCCATGAGCCTATAATAGCGCCCTAAGTCCTCCCAGCCCAAGCACAAAACACCCAAGTCAACATCTTTTTTAACATATAAATTCATTTGTTCCACACCTCTCAATCAAACTGCAATTTTATTAAATGATTTGCCAAAAAATTATCGGCTCATTTCTAATTCCTACTCCTTGTGGATATTTTGTAACTTCTAACCATCTGTTATGTATTCCATATGTGTATAACGTTTCTAAATCTCGTTTAATTGAGTGCCTATCTATTCCATATATATTATTTATAATATGCCATTCAGAGATTTCTTCTGATACATTTCCGTAGCATGATAGGAGTGGATGTCTATACATATGTCTTAGTGGTATTTTTAACTCAGAAGCCTCAAAAATAAAGTCTCCGTTTTTTTCTATTTTTGTTACTAAATTATAGTTTTGAATATCGTCATATTTAATTCCGTCGCTAATAATTAGTTTATAATCATTTTTCTCAGCTATATCCCATATGTTTTTTATGTAATTTACATCGTTTTCTGATTGATCTACAATGTAAAATGGCAGGTCTTCCTTAATTACTTCATGGTCTGTTCTAATAGTGCAAAAATTGAGTTGGTCTATTAGTTGTATATATTCTTCATATGAGTTGGGAATATAAAACTTATGTACATTTAACCCCATGCTAACAATATTTTTCAAACTTTTAATCTTATCAAACATTCAATCTCCCTTCTCAATCAAACCGTAGTTTTATTTTCCACACGTTATTCTTCATTATTGAAGAAAATCATTCACTAGTTAAAATTTTACTTTCTATTTGAATCATACATTAGATGTATTTTTAAAAGCAACCACGCTTCTTTCGACTCTTGAAATTCCATTAATATAAATTGTTTAATCATATTTTTAAATAACCACCAGCAATGCTTCCAGTCTTTTTTGTCAAAATTTAATATTCTTTTTATCATATTTCCCCTTTATTTTAAACATTTTATTTTGTATTGATTTACCAAAATAATAAATAGAACGCATTAAAAACATTGATAGTAAACCAACAAAGCCATAGCCAATAAGTGCAGTTGTTGATTCGTCTGCATCCGATATAATAAATGTAATCAAAGTTATTGTTTGTCATATAATTATTCCTAATAGAATAAATAAAAGTTTATCCATTTAACCCCTCTCCTCGTGTGCAGGTCTTATACTCTCAAACTCTGCTTCTGTTATTAATTTCCTGTAATGCTTCTAATCTCATATCTTCTTTAATATCTACAATCCAGCCGTCAATATTAAAACACATTTTAACATTTGAAGAGAAATCAACATATATTTGCTCTATATATTTTTGTCTTAACTTTTTTAATCTATTAATAAATGTATAATCGTTTCTTATCAAAATTTCACTCCTTTCAATAAAAGTGATATTTTATTAATACCCACACATGTAGTTTATCTTATAGGTTTTACATTAATTACTTCATCCACACCAACATCAAGATTATCACTCAAATAGTCAATAATCATTTTATCAGAAACAGCTATTGGCATATTATCTTCTCTTATTTCTTCAAATGAATCAATTGGTAAGTCAATTATATATTCGGTTCTTGTAACTACTCTCACTTTTGCCATACCCTTCTCCTTTCAATCAAATAAAATCAAATCAAATTGATGTTTTATTGCAAAATACGATTTTAGAAACCCTATGAAATCAACGTTTCGTGGGTGTTGATTTTTTGTTAATTGTACCTTTCAACCACCAAACTATCCTTTTGAACAGTGGTTATTGCATTGGAGATTTCGTCATTTCTTAGTTCTAGTTGTTGTTCAATCTTTCCATCTTTATTATATCTACCTCTCATAGCGGCAGGAGTTACCACGTAATTATTCTCTTGAAGATTTTCACGATAACTTCTATCTTTCACTATTATTTTTTCATCGGCACTAGCACTTGTTATTGTGGGTGCAATCCCTTCTTCTAAGTAGCAACGATTAGATTTTTCATAAACTCCTTCTCGTATTTCAAAAGTGGTTATTGCTTTATCAAATTCAGTTGTGGTTATACTTAATAGCTCTTTAAGTTGATACCATATATCTTCATCTGGTATAGAAAAACAATTATCCTTTCTGAACCAATGTTCTACTAATGTCATAGGCTTATTTAA